CAGGATGCAGTTCTTTTTCGATTTCATCTACCAGCAAAAGGCCACCCTTTAACAATACAGACTCAATCGCGGGAGCAATGGCCATCAGTTTTCTTGTGCCATCAGACTCGTCTGCCAGCTCCATCGAAAACATATGGCTTGTTCCGTCCTTGTTTTGGCCTTGATGCATGGATGTTGCGTTAACCTGCCCCATCTTGAGGTGTGTTTCCGAATTATTAGAGGTTTCAGAAAGCACGTGCATGAACTGTACAAGTGCAGCTTTAACCTCTTCGGGAATGTTTGCAGGCAAATCAGCTTCTTCGTTAATTTCTTTACTATTGATTTCGAATTTCATATCTTCGATACCAACATCTGCAGCCTTCGCATAATCGGAAATTGCTTTCAGCATATTAGAGTCGTTCGAATATTCAAGCAGCTGCCGGGGAATATCCGAATAGTCTCTTGAAAAATAGATTTTCTCCCGGAACCAAGTCATAGCTTTGGAGCAGGCAACGTCGTTCATGGTACATGCTACAGAAAAGAACAGTTGATTTTCGGCAACAACCTGACTAATCAGATTTCTACGAGCCTTCTCTTCGGTAAAGGTGAATTCCTGTCCTTCTCTAGCAAAAACCAGTGCCTTCTGCCCTTTCGGTGCATGATACAACGACTCAGCATATACCTTTTCTTTTGTGGCAGAAAAGGCATACCAATACTTGATTCCATCCAAGGTATATACAAACGAAAACTCTGTCGGCTCAGATGCCGAGTAATCATTCAATGCAAACGGAACAACGGGGATAGCTGCTTTCTCATGCTGTGTCTTTTGTGCGTTTCTGATGAATTGAACCGCAAGCCAAAAAGCTCGGATAACATTGCTCTTACCGCCACCGTTCTTTCCGTATATGGCAGCACCCGGCAGAATTCGCATCCCGCCATATGGGATAAGCACACTTTTCAACGTACTTACTCCCGTAGCTTCCATTGAAAGAGTCGCTTCGTCTCGAAAAGACCGATAATTTTTCACAGTAAACTCAATCAGCACAATACCACTCCCTTCCTTCTAATAGTATACCCTGCAAATTAAAGAAATTCAATCGAATTTATCAAAATTCATGATTTTTTGTTCCTGATTTAGTGCAAACAAATCGATACAGAAAATCACATTAAATTTTATCAAGCAAAAAAATGCCCCACCAGGCAACTGGCAGGGCAGTGAGAACGCAATCAACCAATATTTAGGTTTGCTTTAAGTGCTTCTTGCAACACCCCGGAGAAGTTGATGTCTGCTCGCTCAGCCATATCATTCAGACAGCTTGGAATCGACAGAGTTTTCTTGGCGGCCTTGTTGCGAATCCTCCCACGACTAAAGTCACGAGAATGCGGCGGCCAAATTATTCAACATTTTCACTATTCTCCTCTTCCGATACAGCTTCTTCGCTACTGTCTGTACTTTCCTCTGTGGTTTTTTCTGTTTCACTCTTCTTGCTCAATCGTCTACCCACCAGAACAAGGCGGCCGTTGTTGATGCTGTAATCACAAGTCACCAAGAAGAGGTACTTGTCCTTTTCGAGGTTAAAGGATTCCCCTCTAAAGATAGACGCACGGTCTGCAATCGTGTTGAGCATGTCGGCAGTCTGCTCTTCGTCCAGAACGTTGTTCCAGGCTTGAAGGTCGATAAAATCAGGGGCTGTACTGTATCCGGGTAAAACCAAGAGCGCAAAAATCTGATAGTACTCTTTGCCCTTCTCACTTTCCCAGCAAACCGTTCCGTTATTATCAAAGAACTCTTCATCCTCGAATTTGTCCAGAGTCCCGAACATGGTCCCGTCATTCATCTTGTGACCATAGATGATAAGGTTGCCATCCTGAGTCAAATCAGTGGTTTCATCGAGGAACAGTGTCCCCGCTTCAGCGTGTTCGCCATTGATGTTGGTACGCAGGTAGGTTTCGTTTGTTTCACCCTGCACGACTGGTTCGGAGATTTGTGTTCCGTAAATCGTAAGCCAACCTTTATAGTCGGAATTGATATCCAGCATTCCCTTAGACCAATCCGTGTTATCTTCTTCGGTTTCTGCTTCCTGGCGCATCTCAACCAGCTGAACATTGAGGTTCTGCGTTTCTTTTGTTTGCTTTGCATTTTGAAACAACAGATAGCTGATTCCAAGCACAGCTAGAAGTGCAACGATGCTGATAAGCCGGAAGATACCCCCAACAACCAGTCGGAGAACCCCGACCCAAGTCAGTTTTGTTTTGTTATCTGTATGCATTTGTACACCCCACAACGGCGCAAATTACGATATTGTCTATTTTTATTGTATGAGAATCGCACAATCCGGCAACTAACCACTGACCATCATACCAATTCTAAATTACAATATATTTTCTAAATTCCTAATATTTCTTACATTCGTTGTACCTATCGCGAATATGTTGACCTCAAATATGTGTCATGATATAATGAAAACAACACAACGCCAACAGAAATCCAACAAAAAGGAGTGTTTGAAATGAAGGAGTTAAGGCGTTTACTTTTGATTACAGCGGCAACCGCTGGGCTCGTACTGTCACTCACAGGATGTTCCAAGAACGTTGATTTTCTGCAATACGCGGATGTCACGTTCGACGGGATAAATGGTCAAGCAACAGCAACTGTCAATGTTGACTATAACAAAATCGGAACCGATGTTTTCGACAAAGGCAAAACTCAGACGGATATGGATGAAGCTCGCACGGAAACGGCCATGATGGGCGAAGTGAACTACGAGGTCACGCCATCCGAGAACCTGTCAAACGGCGATACTGTTACTTTGAGCGTTGAGATTTCCGATTATTTCCAGAAAGAATACAAAGTCACTGCAAAAGCGGCAAGCAAGGAAATCACAGTATCCGGCTTGCAGGAGCCTGAAATGGTAGACCCGTTCGATGATTCGATATTCACAACAATTTTTAGCGAAAATCCTGAAGAAGGCAAAGTTTCGTTTGAAATCATCGGGACAATCCCTGAATTGAGACTCAACCTCATAAATGATGCCCCCGAAGATAGTCCGCTTAAAAATCTACAATATTATGTGGATGATTTCGACACGTACAAGGAATACAGCGAAGACGACACCATCGCCTTACATGTAAAACCAAAAGCTCCACAAGATTTTGCTAAAAAATATGCACTCACCCGCGACACGATTGAGATTCCCGTTAAGGGAGCGCCCAAATATATTCGCTCTGTGGACGAAGTGACTCAGGACGTTCTGGATGCCGTCAAGCCGATTGCCGTTGCCAGATTGGAAGACAGCGCCGGGTCTGACTATAACGTCCACAAAGAATCGGTGTTTGATGCTGACCACAATGAAATTGGCTTTTCGAGAGAAAATGTTGGTGAGCCGCGTTGGGCTGATGTCGGGTACATGATTTCCTGGCGTAGTGGAGAAGGAGAACGCAACTACTCCAGCGAATACAACGACTTGTTCATTCCCTATAAAGTCGAATACATCGATGACAAGACTGAAGAAACCGGCACCGCAGTTCTCGGCTTCTGGATTAAGAATGTTATCATCGATGAAAACGGTGAGGTCGATGTAGACGGCCATGCATATAGCATCACGATGACAGCATATGACAGTCTGGAAGCATTTAAGAAGAACGAAGTTGACCGTCACTCGAATGAATACGATATTTATGAATTCCCGGTAAACTGGTAATAAGCCTCCTAATATAAAGAAAAGCCCCGATGCATTTCAGCACCGGGGCTCTTCTTATGCGTTTTTCAGTTCCGCAGTCTTCTTAGGTTTACGGCGTCCACCCTTGCAAGCAACAGCCACGCCATCGCTCACAAGATAGCAGCCACCCGCTACCAGCAGGGCCTGGAGCAGGGATTCCTGAGGAATGCCGGTATCGCCCATCTTAGGAACATCCTTTTTAATAGGAGGAACCGTTTCGGGGATGTCAGGCGCAAGATACAAATTGAATTTTGTACCCATATTCGGCTTCTCATCGTAAGCCTTATCGGTTTCTTCAGAGACCATAGCCTTGTCAACCGTGCCATGCTCACCAGGATGCGGAGAATCGGCTGCAAAGCCAACGCCCAAACACATCGTTGCGGCCAGCGAGAAAGACGCGAGAACTTTCGCAAGCTGTTTCACGGGAATGCCTCCTTTGCAGCATCACAAGTTCCCAAAAAGCCCCGGGGCAAACCGAAGTCTGCACCGGGGCGAATCGTTAAGACAGCACAGAAATCGTAATCTTGGCAGCAGCAGTGCCAACCTCGATAGGATTCTCGGCATCGGTGGTATCATAAGCCGTGAAGGTAGCGGTGCAGTCATAAGAACCGGCAGCCAGGGCCTCGGACAGCTTATCTGTCTGGATGTGATAGTTGGGCTGGATAAGTCCACTGTTGTAGATTTCCTTGCCGCTATCATCCAGGGTGATGCTCACAACCTGAGCGTATTTATTGCCGGGAGCATTCTCGATTTCGAGAGTGCCTTCAGAATCGCCGGAATCAAACACCGGATTGACGTTAATGGAGATGGCCATTGTACCCTCTTCCACGACGCGGTTCAGCTCTTCCTGAATCTCTGCCTCGCTCTTGCCTTCGAGCTGGCCAAGCTGTGCAGCGACCGAATCTTCCAGGCGGTTGTCGGAAGCAGTAGCATTTTTATTGTGCCAGAAGAACAGACCCACGCACAGGAGAAGCAGGAGAATCACACAAATCGTAACGGTCCGATGCAGGAGCTTGTTACCACTCTTCTTCGAATTTTTTTCAGGGGTCGTCATTGTAGTTGCCATGATATTCAATTCCTTTCCGTCAATTTCTTGACTGAGCTGTTATTAACAAAAGTTGGCCGCCGAGCGGCAGGTCACTCGACAGCCAACCCTTACATTTGGGCTTGCTTTATATTAGGTCCGGAGACTCTATCAGCGGTTGCTGGAGACGCCGCCTGCGGTAGCAGTCTGAGTATCGCCAGTCTCGAACATCGGGATGATGCTGTAGGTCACGCGAACGACAGGAGTGCAGCCAGCGTCGTTGACGTTGGAACCAGCAATCTTGGCGGTGGTAATCAGCGGCAGGGCCGGAGCATCGTCATGCTTGACAGCATCGGTGCCAGCGCCATCCTGAGCAACCTTGGCCTTTTCAGCACCAGCGATGAACCAGCCGTTCTCGGTGATGTCCAGAGGAGCGGAGCAGGTGGACAGGTCGATAGCAGAAGCGTTGTACATTGCAGAAGCAGGAGCAATGCTCATAGCGATTTCGCCGCGCTTCAAGGCGCTGTTGCTCATAGGCACAACACGCCAGGTTGCGGGCTCAGCCTGCAGCTCAGAAACCTTGATGGCCAGACCTTCACGCTTGGAGTTGTCGGTCTTGCTGTCGCCAACGGCGAAAGCCTTGCCGAAGTTGCACTGAGTATCGCCATCACCGATGATGAAGTCCTGAGACAGCTGATGGTTCTGGTCGATAGCCTTCACAGTCTGGCGCAGCTCGTCGCCAGTCAGAGTACCAGCGGCCTTGAAGTCCCACTCGCCATCGATGTAGATGACGTAGCACTCACCGGAAGCGTTGATATGCTCATCAGCCAGGGTCTTGTAGATAGCAGGCTGCTGCCAACCCTGAGTGGTGGAGGGGTCGCTGTACCAGTAGGTGTAGGTCTTGCTGGTGGCATCGTAAGCGATGGAGAACAGCTCGTCGTTGGAGTGGTCGGCATCGTAGATGCGGCTGTAATGGGTAACCTTCACGATATCGGCAATGTAGGTGCGGCTGTTCTTGTCGATGGTGGAGTAGTTACGCAGCTGGTAAGCATCCTTGGTCGGGGTAACAACGTTGCCGGTGGAACGGAAACCGTACATGCAGACGTACAGAGGAACAGTAGCCTTCATGTTGACATGGTTAACGGTAGCAACGGTAATATCGTACTCAACGCGGCCGTCATCGGTAGAAACGCCCTTGTGCTCTTCCTCGGTCGGAGGAGTCTCGGGAGGAATCTCGGTGTCGTTGTCCAGGTAGATGTAGAACTGGGTGGACATCGTCGGGTCTTCGTTGGTGGCGGTGTCGGTGCCCTCAGCCTTGGTATCGTCAGAAACCTTAGCTTCATCAGCAGTGCCGTGGTTCCAGTTCACGCCACCCTGAGTCTGCTGGCAGTCAGAAATCTTGACGTAATGCATCTGGAAGGTGCCATCAGCCTTTTTGGTGGTATAAACGCCGTACTCTTCGCCATCGTTATACTGGCTGCCTGCAATATAAGCGGCAGGAACTGCAGTGTAGCCTTCGGCATCCTGGTCGGCGTAGACAACGGAACCGTCGTCGTTCACCTTGTAGAAGGATTTGGCGCCGATGCGGTAAACGGGAGTGCTGTGCAGCATGGTCTCGTTATTGGGATGGTTGGCAATAGCAGTATTGTCAGTGGGCTGTTTGGTGTCTTCCATTGCGTAAGCGGTGATAGGAGCCATGCAGCTGGCGGCCATTGCCATACCCATCACAGCGCTTGCAACGCGCTTGTAACATTTCATTGGGGTAATCTCCTTTCAAATAGTGGATTCGAACTAGGCCATCTCTTTTGATTCCTTTGCTCCTGCATGCATCGGGTCAAAAGTCAAGCCCTGCATATCCGCGTCCTCTCGACGCTGACTGCATCAAAACACGATGTACTTGGCAGCAATGAGGGATTCATCGCTTCCCTCGCCTGACCATTCTTGCAACATCGCAAGGCCCGTCAGTCTACCATGTGATGACTTGATGACGCAGATATGCACCATGAGTTCGCCCTTATCAGGGAGCTCTGGGGCTTACTGCTCTGAGCCACTGATTTTATTATCTGCGACTCGCACACCCACGCAAGCACAAACATCACGTTTTTTTCGCATTTTTTTTCACTTTTTTTCAAATTTTTTCTTGCCTTCGCGTTTTTTACCATATATTTGATGGCTTTACCACCTTTTGTCATAGTCAATTCATAAATATATGGTATAATTTTCTCATAAAAAGTCGGAGGGAAATGATGGTTGCAGAGAAAAGGATTTACAGCACCACGGCATTGCAAAACTGCTATCGTGCATTGCGTTCCGCTCGCTGGAGTGTGAGACGTAAAGACGAGCATATGACCCGCTGCTGTGAAGTGCGTGAGCTGTATGCCAAGTGCCAGGTAAATTTGGGATGTGTTCTTTTTGACCCGGATATGTCTCCAGCCAAAGATTATCTCGACATGGTTAAAGACAAAAAGGTGACCAAAAGACGGTTAGACATCCAATTAAGAAATTGCAAGCGTTTTTTGCTGTATCAGTTTGATGAAATCGAAAAGGATATTGCCGACGCTTCTCTTGCAAAATCATCCTGACAAAGAAAAAGCTGCTCTCCGTTTTCAGGAGAACAGCTTCTTTTTTATTGATTTTCCTTGCCAAAAATCAGGTCATAAATACCCGGAATGTCATAGGGGCTAACAATGCGCGGCGCAGGAGTATCCTTATCCGTCACCTTGAACTTTTCAGGTTCATCAGATACGATAACACTTGCGTGTTTCCAGTCGTCGCTTTTCAGGAACTGTGCATAGCGCATACCGAGCATTTCCTTGATAGACAGGCTCTTCAGCTGCATCGCGTAGGTGCAGGCTGCTACTGTAGGTGCATAGTCTGTCACAACATTCCGGCACGCCAAACGGAACTGAGCCACGCTCTTATCCACCGTAATGACTTCACGGGTCATGAGGTCTATAACGACCATAACGAGCTGTTCAGAATCCGTAGTGAGAGCAAAGCGGTCCTTGACAGTCGCAGGTTCAAACTGCTCACCCGTCTTGCCATCCCGAACCATTACGCCGCAGAAAGCGTTCTCCATCTCAGAGAACTTCTCCCCAGAGTAGGATTTTACAGTGAGGGCGGCATAACGGAACCCATTCTGAAAGCACTTCTTGATATCGAAATCTACATACTCAACGGCACCATTCTTACCGCTGCAGCGGCGGTCGCCGGAGTGGATTGCGCCAAGTGTTTCGTCCTTGGGATTCGCGTAGTACACGAACTTTGCTTTTTCCTCTCCGTAGAACACAACCGAGAGGTCCAGGTCGATGCCATTCCACAGGTCAGGGCCATCGTTTCCCTTCCAGTAAAGGAATGCACGGAGCACATTTCCGTCCGGCAGATTCGTGCGAGAGCCGCAGGCTGCAGCACGCACGGCGGAAGTGACCTGACGGGGATTATCCGGAAAAATCAGCTTATTGCAATGGCAATCCGGGTCGATGTACACGCTCTTCGGTTCGGTGTCCTCTGCGCGAAGGACCTGCCACAGCTGGTTAAAGATATCGCGTGCCACACGTTTGCAGATATCCTCAGACAAAGGTTCAATGTCCCGTTCCAGAGCTTTGCTGGCAGCGCCGTTTGCCTTGCCGGTTGCCAAATGCACAGGATTGTTGCGATTCCGAAAATGGTTGATGAGCTGGACCAGGACACGCGGTTCAATACTCTTGCATACCGAGATGAATCGGAACAGAACATTTTCCATCTGCTGTTCATTGGAGCAGTTGCGCAGCGCAAAGTCCAGGTTTCGGGCAAACATACCGGGCCGCATCATCAGGTGAGCGGAAAGCAGTTCAGCATTGACCGGTTTCTTCATAAGTTCTTGGAGCTTGGAATTGTAGGTTTCAATCTTGACACCATTGCGAATCTTCGTAAAAATCTCATAATCTTCCTTGAAGATATAAGAGTAATCACCCGGATGCAGGCGTTCGCCCAATCGCTTGAACTCTTCGGGATGCAATGCAAAGCCCTCGTTCTTATCAGTGTGTTTCAGAAGTTCCAGCAGCTGACGACGTTCACCGCGCTTAAAGTTCCGGAATTTCGGGGCTTTCGAAAGACTCACATCCTGGTCGCTCATTGCTGCGGCCAGGCGCAGCACATCGGTAGAGCTCTTGAAATCCCTGAAGCATGCCTGTTCCCGCCATTCGGGACGAGAGATAATGCGAGACACATACAGAGCAAGATTTTCCTTGCATGGAATATGCTTGGGTTTCATGCGGTCCATCAGCTCAGATGTGAAATCAATATCATGCATCAGAGTATCGAAAACGCAGGACACCTCGTCAGGAGACAGAGGAGAATGCCCGGTAATGCTCTGTACGGAATAGCGGTAGATTTCCTCCTCATCACACGCCGGAATCTGTTTCACAGCAGGAAGATGGCTGCGGTCCAGTGCCGGGCAAAATTTTGTCGGGTCAAAGTCTGGCTGCCATTCGCCGCAAGTCAGATAATTGAGGAAGTTGACAACATACAGGTCCACAAGGTCGGCTTTCATCGCATCGTCCGGGAAATTCGGCCAGATGGGAGAAGTCTGAGAAATTGCCTTGCCATCCTCCGTGACACAGTCATACAGCGCAGACCAGGTCTTGAGGAAATCATTGTATTCAGCCTTGCAACAGGCATCAAAGAGGTCTCGCGCCATAATATAGCCGTATTCCATCAATTTCATGTTCGCTGAACAGACATAGCGTTTCTCCACCGCTTTCTTCCCTTCTTGTGCGGGCATGGGTGGTACGATGCCGCGATGATGTGCAAACGTGACGCGGTTAAAATCATAAACAGTCAGCATTCAAATGACCTCCTAACAAAACAAAAATCCCGCGCCGAGAAAAACTCGACACGGGTGGATGAGACACGTAATAGATACGGAAAGCATATCCGCTAACGTGTTGAAGTCAGCAGCACAAAAAATGCGAGCCGACTTCCTTGTTCTTCTAGAAATGAAGGAAGCGGATATATAGCCGTATTGTTATGTTCTCGAGCCGTGACGGAGAGCGAAACCGCTGACATGATTTCATATTATCTTCAAGTAGAAGGAAGCGGTCTCATAGCCATACACGAAAATGCTCAAACTTTAGGTTCTTTGCTATCATTTGAGCCAGTAGATATATTGTACCACAATATATGGTATATTGCAATACCAAAACACAATATATTGTGTCTGCTTTTTATGCCGGAAACAAGATAGGCCATAGCCGCCGTGTTCAGAACGCACAACAAATACCTAGCAAAAAGCCGCCTACCCAAAAGGGCAAGCGGTATAAGATTTGTTGGCATTTATTGCACCAAGCATTCAAACGTCACTGTGCCAGTCCAGTCGCCAGGAGCAAGAACTGCGCTTACGGAATAGTCTGAACTCGTTCCGTCTCCGAGCATCTCAGTGCGATTCCATTCAACCTTTGGTGTTGCGATGGTCATAGGCACATCTACAGAGCCTTTCGCCTGCAGAGGCGTAGCAGTGGTTTTGACTTGAACAGTTCCCTTGAGAGGGATGTCGCCAGTTAAAGTCACCGAAATCGTGCCTGTCTTGATTCCTGTGCCATCAGTACCGCTCAGCGTGATTTCTTCCGGAACGGTCAATGTATAAAAGCTGTCCACTTCTGCTGTGACCTGTGTTGCTGTATCTTTGGAAGCACTTAGCCAGGCAACATCGTTAGAATCAGCATTCGAGGCAGGCGTATCTATCGTCATCGTCTCATCTGTATCGGGCACAGAGTCGTCGAAATCAGCAGATTCAGAGAACGCCAATACAGGACAGGCAACCATCAGCGCGGTAAATGCACTTGCTATAATAGATTTCAAGCGCATACATTCTCCTCCTTTCCCAAAAAATTATTTATACGTTTTCTCACAGCTGAACGTTGCTGTGCCGGTCCAGTGTCCGGGGTCAAGCTCCGCAGAGACTTTGCAAGTTGCGCTCGTTCCATCGTTCAGCAAGTCTGCGCGGGACCATTTACTTTTGGTCTGATTGGATACTGTGACAGCAGCGGTTTTGCCCGCAGTGTTGGTCATGGTTCCACCGTCCACAGATACCACAATCACCGCATTCTCCTCGACATCACCTTTCAAAGTCATGGTGATGTCAGCCGTATATGAGCCAGGGCCACTGTCAACGCCTGTCAGCTTAACAGTTTCGGGAACCGTAATCGTATAGACCGCCGTTGCGCTCGCAAGCAGCTGAGTGGAAGCCGTTTTCGGCAATCCTTTACCTGTAGAAGTAGCAGCGCCCATCGTACTCAGACAATTCGAGCACAGAGGCTTTCCGTTAATGGTCGTTGCATAGACATTTGCATCCGTAATTGCGGTATAAGTAGCGCTCTTATCCGACTCAACGCCTTTAATCGAGTTTACCTTGTTGTACGCCTCGAATGTTTTGGCGTCATCGGCGGCCGGGGTTGTCACAGTGAATTTCTGCCCACAGACCGAACATGTCCGTGTAGCGGTATCGGCAAATCCGAACGACACATTCAAAAGAAAAGGAGACAGCACTGCCAAAAGCATAGCAAAGCGCTTGATAGCCTTCATGTTCATCCCCTCCTTATGCTGCCGTAGATGTATCAGGTTGTGTGTTTTCTGAATCCGGAGTTTTAGTTTCGGCTTCATCCTCTTTGTTTTTTGCTTTGCTTTCAGCTTGCTCGGAATTTCCCTCAGACGAATCCGCATCAGTATCAGTGTTCTCTGTATCATTGGCTATCTCCGGTGCTTTTTCGCACAGTGCGCCAACAAACATGTTCTCTTTGTTCGTCACGCTGCTGGTATCCCAGCCATCTGTCGGCGAAGCATCCGAGAGAGAAAGACAACCGGCAAAAGCTTCACTCATATCAGTTACTTTCGAGGTATCCCACTTCTCCATCCCGGCAATAGACTGCAAAGCCTCACACTGATAACACATCCTGTTCATCGTAGTGATGTTCGACGTGTTCCAGTTCTCTAATCCACCAATGCTGGTGAGCTTCTTCATCCCGGAAAAAGCAGATGCCGCAGAAGTCACCTGCGAAGTATCAACGTTCTGATACTCGATGTTTTCAATGTCGGCAAATGCCTCATTTTCATCAAAAGAAATGCTGTTTCCCTCACCAAAGACAAGTGTTCCGCCAGCCGAATTCGTGACGTAGAGCCGGTTCTCGCCTTCTTTTACAAAAGCCAGAATTGCACTGGAGCCGATTCCAGAGACATCAAATACTTTGGCCGATTCCGGGACCTGATAGCCGCCAAAGGAAATCGCCTTGATTTCAGTCCCGGATTCCTTGAGCTGCGTCATTGCCTGCGCCAGGTTTGAAACGTTCATCGAAGCTGTCGGCGCAGGTGCCACGGTGCTGTCGGAATCCTCGTTCGGAAATTCATTATCGGACTCATCATCAGATGCGGTAGAAGTATCGTATGTCACGGTACGGTTATCGGAAGTGAAATTATAGCTGCTCAAAGCGCTGGAAGGGTTTCCGGCAATGGTAAGACCCATCTTGCTGCTCACGTAGGTAAAGCCCGTGGAAAAGCCCGGAGTCGGGAGATAAGCTGTCGCAAAAGTATCCGCGACCGTGATTTTCGAAAGACCCGTGCATCCATACATCATGCTGGAGAAATCCGTGACATTTTTGGTGTTAAAGCTGCTGAAATCAAGGCTTTTAAGTCCTGTGCATCCCTTGAACATGCTGTTCATCGTCGTGATTTTACTGGTATCCCAACGGCTGAGTCCAGTAATTGTAGTCAGTGACTTCATGTTATAGAATGCGTAAGCAGCGGATGTCACGCGAGTCGTGTCAACTGCATCAAAGTTAATGGTCTTGATATTGTCAAAAACCGTAGAAGTGTCAGACACACCGCTTTTGAAGCAAATGCTGTTACCGGAAGCAAACGCCACCATATCACGGTTCGTATCTGTCACTCGAAGCTCTGTGCCATTCTGAATGCCCCACCACCAGCCGCCGTACATCGTGGTCGGAACATACGCGACAATCGATTTGTCACCCTGGCCGGATACGTCATAGGTCGTTGCATTGCCCGGAACTGTATAATTGCCGAACGAAATAACGGTGATGTTTTTTCCCTGAGAGGAAAGAGTCGTCAATACAGAAGCAAGACGGCTCACATCCATCAACGGCATCTGCGCCGTGACATTGATGGTGTATTTGGACGAATAGATGACGCGAGTCCCGGTACTGTCATATGCGGTCTTCGTGATGTTCGCAGTTCCGATTGCCGAAGCGATAATATGGCCGTCCGAACTAATGGAAGCCACGGAGGGGTTATCGGATTCAAATACAATATGAGTTTTATCCTCATAAGCGGGAGAAAGCAATACAGAATTGTCTCCTACCTCAACTGTATAGGTATCTCCTACCGAAGCGTAAAACACCATATTGCCGGTCCATTCGCCTGGAGTGAGGTGCGCAGTCACGGAATAATCGGTTTGTGCAGTTTTCCCTTTTACAGCAGTTGCGTCCCATTCTGTTGCAGTGGTAGCAGTGGCGGTGCAGACAACATCGGTGCTGCCGTCGCGGTGCATGGTCGGAGCAGAGGTATTAAAAAATACTTTCTGGTTTGTCAGCAGTTCGCCCGTTGCCTTGATAGAAACGGTGTTAGCATAATCTCCAGTGCCACCGTTTTCATTGCTCAGTGTCACTGATTCGGGAACGGTAATGATGTACACTGATTCATCAACTTCACCGCCCGTACCGCCTTTGTGTTCGCTGATAATACGTTCAACGCAATTTGTGCAGATAACGCCATCTGCGTTGCTGACAACGTACATATTTTTCAGGGCATATCGTTGAGTTGTGCTCGATGTTAGGCCCTCAACTTCTTCACAGTTGTAGAATTCAGTGTACTTCTGTGTGCCACCATATGTAGGCATAGGCGTTACCAATGCGCCGCACAGCACGCAATTTTTGTAGCCCATGCCACCCCAGCTTGCAAATGCCATGGACACATTACATACCATGGCAAAAATCATAAACAGAAAACTCGCAGCCGCTCTTTTGATGTTCACAGATTTTCACATCCTTTCGAATTTGGCATTATGACATCGTGCAGGAAAATGTAGCTGTACCCTTCCAGCTGCCTGCTGTCAGTGTCGCGGAAACCACATAATTGCTTGTAGTTCCGCCATTCAGCAAGTCGGAGTATGACCAGACCGTTTTCGGTTTTGCCGTGAATGTCACGGGAGCCTTAGTCCCAGACGCATCGGTCATATCGGTCACTGTGGTAGTCACCGTCACTTTTTCGTTACTGCCAACGCTGCCTTTGAGATTTACCGGGATTGTACCCGTATAAGTACCAGACCCGTCCGTACTCTTCGACAATGCAACAGTTTCCGGCACCGTAATCGTATACCCGGAAGTCACATCGGCAACAAGCGCCGTTGTCGCAGTCTTATCCACTTCGGCCAGAGCAGTTCCGGTATTGAGACAAATCGCCAGAAGGGCTGCCAGAACTTTCTTTGATGTCTTCATAATAATGCCCTCCTCTGCATAGCGGCATGATTCAAAGATTTAAGCCAAAGTACAGGTAAAGGTCGCGGTTCCGGTCCAGCTGCCGGGGGTGAGGGATGCAGAAACAACATAGTTACTGGTAGTGCCATTGCCCTGCATGTCAGTCCGTGACCATTTTGTCTTGGGGGTAGACGTAAATGTAGCAGCAACGCTGTTTCCTGCTGTATCTTTCATCGTAGGTGCAGTTGCCGCAACCGTTACCGTTTGATTGGCTGCTACATCTCCCTTGATGTTGACAGCAATCGTACCCGTATACGTACCGGTTCCTGTAGTCGTGCTGGTCAGCGCGATTTTTTCAGGGACAGTGACTGTATACCCAGACCCGACCTCTGCGGTAATCGCGGTAGATGCAGATTTACTCGTAGCGGCAAATGCAGGGGCTGTATTGATGCCAAGCATCATTACAAAGCTCAATGCCGCTGCTGTAAGTTTTTTCAGTTTCATGGTAAAACCTCCGTATTCAAAAGAAAAGGCGGCCAGCCTGCTTGTGAGGCCGACCGCTTTTCGGTTTTGCGCGGGATACCCCAGTTGCGTTATGGGGATTGATTATGCCAGAGCGCAGGAGAAGGTAGCAGTGCCTTCCCAAACACCAGGAGTCAGGACTGCAGACAGACCGTAGTTGTCAGTCGTGCCCTGGCCAGAAGTCTCCATACGGCTCCAGCTCTTCTTAGGAGTGCCGTTAAAGGAAGCCGTAACGTTCTTTGAACCAGAGCACTTCATGATAGGTGCAGTGGAAGTAACGGTCACGGACTGACCTTCACCGATGTCGCCCTTTACGTTGACGGGAATCGTACCAGTGTAGGTGCCACTCCCGCCTTTGTTGTTGGTCAGGGTAATGGATTCAGGGACGGTCAGGGTGTAGGACGGGGTAACAGTGGCATTAACCTTCGTGCTGCCGGAAGTTGCAGCAAAAGCGTAGGTTGCACACATAGTCGCGGCCATCGCACAAGCGAGGGCCATCGACATAGCTTTGGCGAGTTTCATCTTCAGAAACCTCCTTCGTTGATTGCGGACACAAAATCAGCCATGTGCAAGGCCATCAGCTGATTCGAGCCCTTGTCTTTTACTATTTATCTCCCTTGCGAGTTTACCAAAATGCGCTTGTCGCGCAATTCAGCCCAGTTAAGATACAACGGCCGTGACCGAAAACTCAGCGCCATTGCGCGGCTGTTGGTCATCTACACCGACAGTAGATACCGAGAACACCACAGCGTGCTCTCCTGCCCCGGTAATGTAATCCGATGCCTGCCAGGCGTATTTCTGGCCTGGAGCAATGTAATCGGATTCATAGAGCACTTCATCGTTCTCAAGAATCGTATATTTGAAGTAGACATGGTTGCTTTCCGGGTTCACCAGGTCCACGGTACTGTCAGGGCTCACATAGATGGTCGTGAATGCCGGGAATTCGATGAATCGCATCTCCTCGGAATCGGTTTTGCCGTTGTCCATCGTCCCGTCATACGCTTCGCCGTCAGCAATCACGATTTCGCTGCTTGCGGAGCTGGCATCGCTGCCGCTGCCATCAAGGGGCTTGTTCACCATTTTATAAAGGCTTGCAGTGATAAGGGCAACGAGCAGCACGAGAGCAGCAATCACCGCGATAATCAGAAGAAGAATCGGTTTTTCCTTCTCACGCACAATGCCAACGAGTTCCCCGGTTTCAAGCGGCAGGTATCCAAGAACATCACCGGATGCTTTTTGAGCCACAGAATACCGGGTATCCATGTCGGTGTTTTTGAATTGCACAAAACTCGACCCGTTATCATTGAACTCAACAAAGCCGTAATCGTTTGCTTTGTATTTTTTCTGGCCAGCATTGATGTAGCCGACAATCGTAATCGGCTTCCCATCAACCATCTTGGCCGGAATCGCCAACAGTGGCTTGGTCATATTTTCAAATTTGACGTTGGTTGCCGGAAAATCATCCGGAATTTCGGCAAGATAAAACTTAGTTGCCATGTTATAACCTCTTTCTTGATTGCTACTTTTTAGTGCCACTTTTAGGCTGTTGTCTTCATTATCTTTGATTCGCACAGTGAGGCAAGCAAAAAAGAGCCTCGAAACTGTAAAAATGAAATTTTTGTGGAAAGACAACAAAAAAGCCCCAGCATTGCTGCAGGAGCTCGTAAGTTAGCGCAAATTATCGTATTTATTATACTTTTTGTCTTCTTTTTCTTCGGGCATGCTGAGCTGTTGGTCTCTGCCGTTTTCTTGCGGACCAGCCCAGTTATCCTTTTCGCTATCGGTCTCTTCGGAATCTTCCAAATCTTTTTTGGTTTTCGTCTTTCTGGAAGTGGTCTTTTTCTTTTTGGGTTCAGCAAATATATCGGACAAATCATAGGGCGAAACCGCGATTGCAGTTACCCCTTCATTCATTTCCGCTGCATGATTCAGAATCCAAACAAGTTTTCTCCACTGCCATTCGACCATATCGGTTCCGAGCTTCGATACGATGACGGAAGCCTCAGCCTGCTTGGCTTTGACCATCGCCTGCAAGAGACACCCGTACAGATACGGGAACTGAATTTTCGAGCCGTACTTGTCGGCGGTTTCAGTACTGCAAATCATAATTGCCACAATCGTGTTCTCGTTATTGCCCGGACAGAATAGAACCTGACCGGGATACCGAAGCTGTTCTGGCAGCTTATGTAAGTACCACTCTTTTGCTTCCGGGAATCTCTTTGCAAATTTCTCAAGAGTCTTGGTATCCCAAGTCCCCTTGTCATTGCAAAAGCAGCAAATGATTCTGCGGCCCTTGATATCTCTGGGGATTGTCTCCCCTTTCATCAATGAAATTCTCATGTCAGGCATATTAGTCGAGCTCCGAACGATAATAGAGTTCAATGCCGAGACGCTCTTTTACGAGTTTCTTGATAAGTTCTGCACCATATCTCTGAACATTGATGCTCTGGCTGAAAGTCGGAACCGCAATATCGAGCCAGCTCAGCTTGCGCCTGTTGGCACCGACCAGCAGGCTCATGTCCTTTTCGAGCTGAGAATCAGCTTTCGGATACCAGAAAATGAAACCACAGTCAAAGCTGCCCTCCTCATTGAGATGAGCAGTTTCGATGTCTTTGATTTCGTTTTCGATTTCCGGAGTGCGCAGGAAAAGGCGAATCTGGGTTTCGACCTGCTTGACGCGGCTTTCCACTTCATCGATTCCCTTCTCGGCTCTCGCTTTCTGAACATTGTTCAGCAGCTGCGAGATTACGCCATCCGGGTTCAGATGCTTGCGTAGCCCTTCGATTTCCTTGTCTTCAATATCGTCTGCGATGACAGTATCGACATAGGAGGTATCGACCAGCGGGCTTTCAAACAGCGGAACCGCAGCGCCAAAGCCGTTCACGGAAAGCACTTTCTGATTCGTGCTAAAGCGTTTGAGTGTAGGACAATCAAGATTGACCCATTCCTGAACAAAGCTTTTTGCGCGGGACAAGTCCGTGCAGCGGCGTGTGGTGGTTGCGGAAGAATACTCGTACCAGACGACTTCCTTCTCGTTCGCATACCGAATGCTGCCAACGGGCGGATTCTTGAGGTCCTGGCCGCGAATCAGCTGAACATAATCAATCTGATTGGCTTTCAGAAATGCTTCAAGAACCCAAGGGCTGACGGCTACCATGTAGTCCTTTCCTTCTTCGTAGTTACCTGCAGGCTTGATACTGCGCATGTCTTTTTTGTATGCCTTGAGCGGCGTGCTCATAGGAGTCCAATCATCGTCAAAAGTCTTGACAAAGGCTTTGGGTCCATTGCTTGTGTTTGCAAATTTAATTTCAGCTTTCATAAATCAGGGCAAGGAGACCCGCGACTTTAGTCGTGGGAGGAATTGCCCGTTCACATCCTTTCTATTAGATAATTTGTTGCAGGCTCTAATAGCCGCAATTTTTTAAATGTTACACCTTTGGAAATACGCGTGCCGTCTAGCTTTTTGAGGGTAAAACTTCCCGATGCACGACGACCGGAAACGAAGCACTCTTGTCCTTCTTGTTGTTCAGGGCCGGGATGTTGCCTGCCGTTTTTAATGCCATCAAAACCAGATACCAAACTGAGGTTCAGCGTCATCCAGCAGCCAATTCTTCCAGTCACGGCAAGTCATCTTGCCAAAGGCTTCATGATTTCGCAGAATATAGCATAAAAGCTGCGATTTCTGCGTTGTGCTCATGCCGTCAATAACATGTTGACGGTCATTTTTCCTGCCCCAAAAATCCACAGAGTTGCCAAGAGAATTGAGGTTTTTGAGAATGTATTGTTGCGTATCGTTGTCGGAATCCTCTTTATCGCAGATATACTCTATCATGAAGGGATAAAACTTTTGAACCGCTTCCTGAATGGTAGCTGCCGTAGTTGCGCCATGCGATACTGCCCAGCCACATTCCATGCCAGTCATTGGCAATGGAAACATGACATACATCTCATATCCATCAATCTCAATTTGACGATAATAAATACGATAAGGAGCGTTTTCGTTACAAAATACATTCCATTTCATCAAATTATGTGCGCAGGGTACACCGTCTATAGTCGCTTGCGACTTAGGCGGTGAGGAATGCGCTAACCAAGAGGCAATTTGAAGTGTACTCAGTTAGCACAAATACCCTGCTACTCCTTTCTTTAAATGATTAAGATATTTTTTCCCATGCAGAATGCATGGAATCTGTCGTCTTTACGATTTTAAGCTTTTTAAGGCTTGCAGATTTTTGACCATTTTTTGCAGGTACTTTGAACTCTACATTTACGGCACCCTTTTTATTGGTAAGGAGGCAAGAGCCTCCATGTCGCCGTCCGTATCCCACTTGATATTCTTGATAAGCATAGCTCACACCTCCGTGTTGCTTTCAGAAATAGCGCCGTCAATACTGGCAGCTTCAACGAGTCCACGAATGTATGTTTCTACCTTTTTGCCATAAGCCACATTGTCTAGATAATTCTCTACAACGCGAGCCGCATGTGCGCACCTGATTCGTTCATCATGGTCAAACTCTGTGCCGCCAAAGGGAATGAAGAAACAAAGCTCATGACCATCCTTATCTGTATTTTGGCCAACCAAAATTCTGAGGTCGGGGCAGTTCGAACAATGTTCCGTCTTGTTAAGTGAGGCATGGATATCATTCCACATTATCTGTGCCAGACACGGCAAGGCAGCGCCGAATAGGTTCATGATGATTTCGTCTGGAATCTCACAGTTGAGATTAGAGAAAATCTCCGATACCCAGTCCTTATCGTAGAGTACATCCAACAGCAAACCGCAGTGGCCGTTCAGGGTGACAACACGTTCTGAAACACCACTATCGGTGTTCAGCGCACTGTAAACGGCAGCCACGAACCGAGGAAGGTCCGATTTGGTCCGATACGTTAGGGCAGTATCTCCGGGAAGAGAAACAGCACCGTTATTGTCGGTCCAGTAGAAAATGTTTTCGATGTTGTTGAGATTCATAATATTGAACATGGTATTTACCTCCTGTAATTTTTGATGCAAAAAGGCGGGCCTCCCGGTATGGGAAGTCCGCCTTCAAGCGAAATTATGAATTGTACGAACGCAAAACGCGCCTAGTAGATGGTATCTATCGTACAATTTTTATAATATCCTGTTCGCACATCTGCGCAAGTGCGGTAGCTCAAAGAGTTTCGAAGAAGGCGTTTGCCAAATCCTCATCGGACAGGTTATTCAGGTATTCCTCGAGCACGCATTCGGCTTCCGACATATTCACGGGATAGCCGAGAAATTCTTCTACCGCCTCAGAGCCGCGAGCAAGCAGCGCATCAACGAGAATTTCGGTGCGGCATTCACGAATGGTCCGGTTCAGGTCTTTATCGGTGGTAGTACACCAGTAGTCCCCGTCGATATCACCGTGAGCTTCGATGGAATACAGAGCATCCAAAGCATTGTCAATATCATCGTCGTATTCATCGAGGATATCATCAATGCAGTGAACCTGATGCCAGTGTTCGCCGTCATCCAGCGAAACAAGGCGTTCAGAAATATCATCATTATCAGAAGGAGTCCCGGAAGCCTCAATGTCGAACACTTCACGGCTCTTTTGATTCACGCGGCATTGTGAAGCGAACGAAGCGTCGGACGAAAAGTTCGTTGCAAATTTCGCAACAATCACATCCGGTTCAGGGTCTTTGAGTGCTTCCTGGTATTCCGGCAATCCGCGATAGGCAACCCGCTTGGAGGTCCCGTCAGGTTCCAGCTCATACACAGCCGAAATCACATGCCCTTCATTGGCGTAATTCACGATTGCCCGGCACAGATTCAGCATCACAAAATGCTTATCGTTCAGGTCATGGGAGTCTCTGTCCGCCTGAACGGTAACGAGCTTGGACGAGCCGGTCATAGTCGAGATACGGTACAGATAATCGATGTTTTGCAGCTGATACATAGAGTCATTCTCCTTTTTGCTTATCAGAGGTGGTTGCGATTTTTTCTTCGGTTTGCTTCTGCCTTTTAGCCTGTACTGCCTTGCCAGCCTTATAGGCGGCGTAGATGGTAAAGGTCATATACATCATCATGATGTCATCCACCTGCCGGACCTGAATCTCACCGTAGGTGAGGATTTCCAAGAGTTTCCAGATAGTGGTGGAGCACATGACGAGCAGGCACATGATGAATTTCCAGTCCATAGTAATTCCTTCCTCAGTCTTCACAGAACAGCCCCGGAATGATGATATAGTCCTCAGTATGAGCTTCGATGTCTTTCAGCTGGAAGTTGTCCGGAAAGCACTTCCAAGAGTCGCCATCGTAGAACAGCTCACCGCATTCCGGGTTGGGATGGTTGTCGAGCAGTTCAGCGGCGTAGCGAAGAAGATAAGATTCGTTGGAATCCATTTCAATGGAGCGCAGGCAGGTATACATCGGCTTTGTGATATCGATGCCTTCTGCTTTATGCTTCTGCAATGCTGCACTGAACTCAGCCATTGCCATGCACTGCGTGCGTTCCTTCATGGTTTTCGCCCACTCAATGAGTTTTTGCGGTTCGCGAAGGCCCAGGATAACATCCTCGTCTTCGATGTTTCCTGCAATCTCGGATGTTGGGTAAATATTGAGGAGAGGGTCGTCGAAAGATGTCAGACGAGACGCAAAGTTCTGAAGAAAAGTCTCAGGATTGTAGGAATTTTGCCCCATACACTTGTTCACGGTATCGATGTCGGTCTTGATTAGGCAGGTTGCGTTAAACATACAATTTTTCCTTTCTCTTGATTGATATTTGTTTTTTCGGAAATGGTTGACAGAAAGCTGTCGGCACTCCTTTCTTGCAAATAAAAAAGCAGGCCCACCGAATTGGTGAGTCTGCTAATTTAGCTGCAGAATATGAATTGTACGCATTGGGCCAAAAGGCTGTTATCTATCGTACAACTATTATTGTACTTGTTCCGCAAGGCGCTGCAACAAGAAAAGCCCTAATTAGATTCGGAATCGTCAAACACGCCGAGCAGCTGCTCCACGCTCGGAGCCAACAGATAATATCTGCAGCCATCCTGCTCAATCACGAAAACAATATCCCCAGACCCGGTTCGGGCAGTGCTGTTGTATTTGGCTTCAATGCCGGATGGCAGAATCACGGATTTATCAAGAGGTTTGGGTTCCTTGATAGCAGCCGAACTTGTGATAAATACCCTGCCCTGATTCGTTTCGATTTTGGCAAGAGCGTTATCTACTTCAATCATCGAATTGTTCTTAACTGGAACGCCAAAGATTGTGATGGTCGGTGCGACATCGCAAAGAACCGCTCCATCCAAAAGCTGTTGTATCACTTTGGTTTGCTGCTGTTCTTCATTCACCTTGACAAGTGCCGTGACGACAAGGCTGGTATCCTCATTGATGTTCCTTGTTCCGGATATCAAGGCGGAATCATTTATCAGAAGAAAGTTGACGCCTTCTTCCTTGTGCCCATTCACAAGAGTCATATGATAGGCCCCAACGCAGGCAGTATGGTCTTGCGTCTGATACGATACCAGGCTCCTTTCACCGATGCTCTGTATCGGAATGCAGACCGTTGTATCATCCAAAGAGAGCGGCACACAGGAATTGAGAGTCAATTTGAGTCTTTCTTTGCTTGCAACAAAATTCATGTGCGGGTCACTTGCATCAAATGGAGTGATTTCTGTCGTTTCCGGCGTTGCTGGCAATAAATGAGATACAAACTCTGCAAATTCAGCCGTTTCCGGCGTCTGCTGTACCTTCTCCGCCAACTTTTCGTGCATTCTTTGAGCGTCCCTGAACGCCCAGATGCTTGTGACAAAAATCAGCAGCATCGCCGCAATCATCAGCCCTTCAAGCTTTTCTCCGTTGTTTTTCATGGTTCTCCTCACCCGATTCCCCGCAAAAAATACTGATTCAGTTTCTAATGATACGAGCATCGCAAGAACTGGCAAGCAAAGTGCCAACACAAAAGCCACCCCCCGAAACGGGCAGATGGCTCAGTGAAAGATTGGTTCAGAACGTATTAACCCTGGAAGAATCCCTGCAGCGCTTTTACACTGGTTGCAAGAATTTTGATATTGCGGTTATTTACCGTAGAGACAAACGGGATATACCCGGTCTCTTTGTCCTGCACGTTCCCGTATCGAACGGTGAGTCCACCGGGAAGATTCAGAGTTTTAGAGAATACGGTTTTGTCATAATTGAAAGAGAAAGTCGATACCAAAACGGTGTTGTCATTCAGCTGCAGCTGCAAATAGCCATCGTCCGCTTCGATTACGACATCGTCTTTTACGGTTTCTCCAAACACGGTTGTCGCAGGAGCTGTATCGGTGATTACTGCATCAGCAAGCAGCTTTTCAATCACTGCCTCTTGTTCCGTCTCCTGCCCTTCCTCGGCTTCAGCAGCAACGGTCAAAGTCAATCCTTCTCCCATCGTCCTTGTCCCCGACAGGATTTCCTTGTCGTCGTTTTGGAAAGTCACAACGGAGTCTTCCGTATTCCCTTCCACCAACGCAATTTTGTAATCCCCGATTGCGGCAGTGGAATTACCGGAGCAATAGGTCACCGTGCATCCGCCCTGCCCGGCAGCGGCGACAGGAATGCAGACAGTCACGTCGCCCAGCGTGACCGGAACATAGGAGCCGTCATCTGGAACAATGCCGCTTTTCGTCACGGTGAAGTTCAGCTCTGGCTCCAGAGTCTTTGCGGTTTCGGCTGTTGCAGCCGTCTCGGCAGTTTCAGCGGTTGCGCCATAGAACAGCAAAGGTTCCAGCCGCTCTTCATAATTCACCGTTTGCTGCAGCTCTGAAAGACTACGATTGATGCGGTTCGCGTCAACGATAGCGAAAATCAGCAATGCAGCAAGTGCTGCCATGAGAATCGCCGCAAGGCATGTCATCTTTTTATTATTCTTCTGCATAAAACTCAGCTCCAAAAAGTCAATGTGATATCGTGATAATTCGAACCGTTGCAGGTATACATGATGGTTCCGCTGCCTGTCGTAGCGCTCGACCCATCCTCATACAGCAAATCATAACCAGCGTTCGCGCCGCGACAGATGCCGGTACATGTAAGCGTTTGTATCGAAGTTCCGCGATAAATATAAGCTTTCGTTCCAACCGAGCAACGCTTGATTTTCCAGAACCCCTGATTCCAGTGGTCCGCAACCAGCATATAGTTTTTGAACGGAAAATATGCAGCGCTGTCCTGTGCATCCGCTGCTGCCTGGCTGACGACTGCAAACAACGCCACATTGACTCCCACGGAAGGAATCACGAGCCGCCCATACATATTCGGTCTTCTCGCCATCTCTTCCAGAACCGCGTCATTCGACACCGATGCCGTAATGGACTTCTCTTTGATGTTTGCGTTGCAGAGAGACGCGAGTCGTTTTGCTTCCCCCGCTACATTCTCATTTGAGAACGAAGCAATCGCGATTTGGGTATCGGCTCTCGTTAGAGCGGCGGCGGCCGCCGCGTTCAGCGTTGGCTGTTCTTGTGCTGCCTGTATCGCTTCCGCATGAGTTGTCAGGATTCTTGCCGTGCTATCCAGCTGCCGGATTTCGAATTCCGTTTGCTTCAGCCCCAAAAAATTGAGGATTGCGAAAATAAATATCAGGAAATACCCGACTTTTATAAAATATGGCTTCAATGTTTTTATCCCTCTACCGTTGATTTTTTAGTTTCGTATCACTGTTCTTAATCATACGCAATTCGCACAGCTTGGCAACAAAAAACGCCCACCCAAAATGGGCAGGCGATGAGGCAAATTAACTATTTGGTTTTCATGATGCAAAGGCCGATATATTTTCTGCCATTGGGTGCCGTATACGGTTCAATCCCAACCTCAACATCCTGTGTGCCGGTTCTCTCTTTGTTCTGAATCGTGGCTTCGACGGTTTTCCCGGAGAGAAGAGTCTTGGCAATATCGGCATCAACATCAAGCTCATTGCCATACAGCTTCGATTCCTTCCAGAGCGCCGCGCCGCAAGACTTGTTCGTGCAGGTGAAGGCTTTTGCCGTCTCTGCCACAGGCTTTCCGCAGAACGGGCATTTTCCGACTTTGCTTCCAAACGATACAGGAGCGCCGTCAAATTCGATGTGATAAGCTAGTCGGTCTCCGGAAAAGTCGCATGTTAGAATGCAGTCGTATTTCTTGCCGGTCTTGGCGCTTGTGCATCCTTTGAGCGGAGCTTTGCCTTTTGTGAGCAGAGCCTTTGCTGTTGTTTTGGTCATTTCTTTGCCGAGCGCTTCAAGGAACTTGTTCTTCTTCCAGATTGCGACCGGGCATCGTTTCCCATCAGAGTCTTTCCCGGTACATGCATAGGCAAGCTTTGTTTCCACAACATCCTTGCCGCATTTTGGGCACTGGCAGAGAACTGGATACTTGCTGCTGGCTCCCTGTGCAGCTTCAATCGTCACATCCTTTGACATGATGCTCTCAAGGGTCTGTTTGGTGAACTCCAAAACCTGAACGCGGGTCAGGTTTCCGTCCTTGATGGAGTGCAGCTGCTTGGAAAGGTTAACGGTCACGGGAACATCCAAAACAATGCCGAGCTTATCCATGATATCGACCAGCTGGAATCCTGCAGGTTCACCGTAATACACGCCCTTTTTGAGGGAAATGTACTGGCTCTTGACGCATCGGTCTACCGTATCAGCACGGGTTGCTTCGGTGCAGATGGTAGCGTCAGAAAGAATCTCTTTCCATTCAGCGTCCGTGTACTCGGTATCTTCTTTCTCAGCACCGCGCATCGGGGCGACCATCCAGTTGTTGAGAGCCTCGACCGTATACCGTTTCGGAGGTGTTGTCATCTTCCCGACCAGCTGGAAGTTGATATTCACCGCATCACCCTTATTGAGTTTAGGGAGCATCTTATCGCAGTTTGACGGCTTCTCGAATTTCCGCCAACCGGGAGTGACCTGTACATCACCTTTCAGCATGAAGTCCTCGTCATGGCAATGAATGACAATCGTGGTTCGGTCCACGGTGCAATCCTCCGCACAGAAAACGGCACAGAATCGATTCAAGATACATTCAAAAACCGTTTTCTGTGCTCCTGCCAATGCTCCAGGCCATTTACCGGTCGGGGTGATAGCAGAGTGAGCCTCGATTTTACTGTCGTCATAAATCGATTTAAGGCCCGGCTTATTGACAAGGCCCGTAATTCCGTTCTGCGCTAAACCTTTGATGGCTGCGTCCACCTTGACGGTTTCATTCGTGGCAAGGTAGCTGCTGTTAGTACGCGGATAGGTGACGAATCCGCCTTCATAGAGTGCCTGCGTTGCGGCGAGAACATCTGCCGGAGACAGGGTCTTATCGGCCTTACAGGCGAAGCTCTGCAAGTCGCTCATCGAGAAGAGCTTACCTGGATTGACAGTCTTGCGCTCCGTCTTAACGCTCGTCACGGTTGCGCCCGCCTGGTTGAAGGCATCCGCCAACGCCTGAGCTTCGGCTTCATGGCCTTCCTCGAACGTCCGTTTACTGGTCAGTTCAATGTCCTCACCGTTCGTCTTCTCCTTGCTGGACACGGCGGAGTACGGTTTCGGAACAAAATCCCGAATTGCCTTCTCGCGTTCGATGACATGGGCAACAATCGGGCAGACGCAGCGTCCGATGCGGATAAAAGTGCCTGCCTTGACGGACACATACCGAGTCAGCTCAATTCCCAAGAGCCAGTCCATCTCGCTGCGGGTCTCTGCGGAGGAGGAAAAATCCGCATACCCGTCATTGGGTTTTGCCGTCTCAAACGCCTGCTTGACGGTCTTATTGGTCGTATCAGGCAGCCAAAGTCGATAGATAGGTTTCGGCTTTTTGAGGCCGTAATGGATGATTTCATCAACCAACCGCTGACCTTCCCGGTCAGGGTCTCCGGCATTATAAATCTTATCAACGTCTGTGCGGTTCATCAGGCTATTGATAGTTCGAATCAGGCCCTTGACATTGTCCTTCCCCTCGAACTTAAAATTCCAGTTGTCGGGAAAGAACGGAAGCCGTTCCATCGTCCAGGAATGTTTTTTCCCCGGCTCATAATCCGGAAAATACGCATCCAGGTCAATGAGTTCGTACAGATGTCCAACGGAGGAAGCCACGATATAATTCTGGCTTTCCAGCCATGTATTCCGGTCTTTTCCCTGCCGTGTGAACTGTTCGTTCCTCCACCAGGTGAGTCCCGACGCAATGCTGCGTCCAAGCGAAGGCTTCTCAGCGATAACCAGTGTCTTTGCCATTGTCGTCCTCTCTAGTCTAAGCCATTGATGACTGTCTCATACCGGCTGACATCCTGTATCGGCCGCCCGTGCAGCTTATGATATACGCCAGCAAAACTTCCCGCAACAGCGAAAATAGGTTTCCGTTCTCCGGCAACAGATGGTTCAGATGGCTTAACGGTACTTTTCCTGAATCTCTTCCTGCGTTGCCAGGCGCGGTTCACGGGACTTCGAAATGACGAACGGCGTGCAGTATTCGTTCAGCCAATTGATATCACCCCGGTCAATTTGGCTGAAAATCTGGCAAAGGACATTGACATGAACCCCGGCCCTGGCAGCCGCTCTCAGGAGGTCTCGACGGCCGTTGAAGATATCATGGCGGCATTGGTCATAGAACACAAACACCATCCGCCGATTGTTCTGGTACTCGTTGTCATCCTCATTGCCCAAGAACATGCGAGATTCCCCGTTATTGGCGATATCGACGGCCTTTCCGATTGCTTCCCCTGCGCCATCCTGCAGTGCAAAGAGGAGCTTGCCGTGAGGTTTGCTGCCATAGGTGTCCGAAACCATCCGGCAGATACGCTCAAACTCCCGGTCAAAGCCGATGTAAATGACGACGTTGTTCACGTCGCGAAGCGTCTCAACCACTTCCCTGGCAGCCCAGCGGGTCTTACCGGCTCCGGGCCGTCCAGCAATCACGGAAATACGAGTATCAGTGTCCATAGCTTTTACTCCTTGTCACTCAGTTTCAGCCGAGTCATCCTGAATTTTGACTTCTTCGACTTTGGATTCGGGCTCATCGTCCTCGTCATCCTCATCATTGTCATCGTCTTTGGCGGTGGCTGCTGCTTCGGCTTTAGCCAAGCGTTCCTCGGATTTATCCATCTTGCGAACAAGCTCATCGAAGGTCAACTTGTGGTCTTCTTTTTTGGGTTCGGAAGGCTTAGCAACTTCTTTCGGCTCTTCCGGCTTCTCGGGGTCCTCAGGGCCTTCTTCATCGGGTTCGATTTTCACAATCACGTGGTCGCTGAAAGCCACATAAGCAACAGCAGCAACCGTCACAGCACCAATCACGGCAAGAATATTTTTCAGCATGATAAAAACCGCCTTTCAGGTTTGTGGGTATTCACGATACTTCACAGTGTACGGGATTCGCAATGGAATACAAGTATCTGCCAAAAGATTTAGCAACCAGGCTCACCAAGGTTACTGCAGACGTTCTGAACGATGCATTGGTGGGCGGGGTGTGAGGGTTCCGGCGAACGTACAGGCAAGGGGCAAGCTGTTGATTCAGCCCTTTCCGTTTTCCTCGAACCGTTTCCTGCGCCGTTCCGTGCAGCGTTTGAGTTCCGCCAAGGAGACGACCTTCACGAGGATTCTCTGAGAGGTCGGGAAGTTTCGCATCACACCGATGCCTTTCAGGATACGCCAGTAATCGTCCGGCGTAATTTGCTGTATGGCGTAAATCGGAGCTTTGGTCAATTCCATGACATAGTTCCCGACCATGATTCGGATTCGTTCCCGTTCTTCCAGCTGAATCAACGAAACATCCTTGTCCACCATCACGCGCACAACAGCGAGCGGGGTGAATTTCGGATGCAGGTTTCCGTTCATGTCAGGTTCGGGAGAAAGGATGTTTGCAACGTAATCGAGAAACCGCCATGAAGTGACCCGGTCTCCGTCGAAAATCGGAGCAATCATCTCCGTTTCCGGGATGAACTCAGTGCTAAGGATTTTGGTGCCAGCCGGAAGGTCTTTGAGCAGAGATTCCGAGAGTTCCTGTTTCATCAAGTCGGCCTTTTCATCAGTCAGGTCATCGGCGTTCGGGCTGATGACATAGTCGTAATGAACTTCGCGGCCATTGAGCAGAGCCGTAACGCGAAGATAGAGTTTATCGAACTTCAAAGATTTGTTTACCTCCAGCAAAGACAAGGTGCTTTATGAGTTTAGCAACCATCACGATGACGCTCAGGAGCATCACGGGTGCGGATGCAAGGATAACGGCGAATGCCACACACTGGATGACCTGCAAGGCGAACCAGGTAGGAAAGATATTGTCCCGGAACAGACAGAATGCAAGGACCACAAGGCCAATGCAGAACCACGAGCCCTGGATGTCGTACCGGCTCGGGCAGGAATGATATGCTATCTGGCTCATGACGATTGCGAGTATCCAGATGGCAGGATGCTTGAAGCAGTCATTGCCAAGACTCGACCAGAACCCAAGAAGCAGCTGGCTCATAGTGCAAATCTGAACCATGCCGAGGATTCCCGGTGCAATGCCGATGAGGGTCTGTTGGATGCAGCGGAACGGATAAAGGCCGCGTGGCGTGTAGTTCACATAGCCGAGAACTTCGTCATCCTGTTTCTGGAAAATCTTGTACAGCTTCACGCCATCGATTCGAGCACCGGTGAAGATGGCAACCAGGAGATGGGAAAGCTCGTGGTGGATAACGCCGATTGCCGTAATGCGGGTATCGTAGAACCTTGCCGTCTTAGTGCCGAACGCTTTCATGACAAGCCAGAGACTCAAGTTTCGGCCAAGCCATTCGATAGCAAGAATCACCACAATGGTTAAGACAAGGCATTGTCCCTGCCAGGCATCGAGATGTTCAAGAATCATGCTGCTGCTCACACAATCACCTTCCGCACGCTTTGGTACGTACAGGTCCCAAGCCGCTTCAAGCAGCAAAATTTCGGAACCCGCCACAATGGGAATCTGGCAGATGCGATACGGCAAAGGCAGGCATATTGGCAGTCAGGTTTGTTTGCCTTGCAGATGCACAAGTACCGATATCGCTTCATGTCCAGCTCCTCCTGCTATGATTTAATTATACCATGAGCCGAACATGCCCTCAATGCGAAGGGCGAATTGTTAGCACTTTAGACACAAATACAAGGAGCAAGGAATTCAGGCGGCCAAAGCCCAATGAGCAGCTACGCAAGCTAAGACCCGGAATGTGGAGGGATGAGAAACAAGCAGCTACGCGAATGCCAGGGAGCAAAGAAGCACCAGCCCAAAAGCAAGGCAGCTACGCTCCAGACGGCAGTGGACACAACTCGCAACAACCCGCAACGGCCGCCAAATTGCAGCTAAGGAATAGTGGGTTTCCTAAGGCAAAGCTATGACAAAGCCAATCCCAAGGAACTCAAAGCTAATCCTAAGCCAATCCTTCTCAGTTCAAATCTAGTACTCTCTCTTATTTATCAATGCCCTTTATATATAATATATAGAGCTCTACTACAGGGGACGCGTACAAAAGCCTGAAAAACATTGCCAACTCGTTTGACATTCTTGGGCAGGGTCCATTTTTCAGGAGAAATCGGGCTCCTGGACTCCTATTACCAGTCCAGCCGACAAATTTTTTTCGGGTCAGGAAAGCCGTCATGGCCGCCACGTGGGCCACTTCATCCGTCCGCAGTTCAGCTATCAGCGCCAAAAATGCGGGATTTGTGTCAGGTCCCTTTAGATTTCGTTCTCACTCGCAAGCGGGCGTGTCCTCCGAAAGGATACACTTATCCTGTGGTTTTGGTTTTGAAACAACAGCATGAACGCGAAAATACTGTAGCGTTTGCCAGCATTTGTGGTCCGTGAAATCCTCTACCAGCATCCCGGCATTGCGAGCGTGACTCCTGAGCCGCAGCCTGTTCGGGAATTTTGTTCTCACTCATAAATGGGCGTGTCCTTCTCGAACGTGTGAGTCTAAATTTTGCCTCACCGGGACTGTCAATAGTGAATTGAACTTTGCACAAAAGGAAGAGATTCGCTTCAAATCCTGCACATCAACCCGGCAAACTTGTGTTCTCGCTCATGAATGAGTGTGTCCGTTTGCCGACCAGAGATACAGGTTCAATTAGAAATGACTTCCAGCATATAGCTTTTTAAGGTTCGATTCGCGCAAAAGAGATAGTATCAAATTGTGAAGGTACTAAAAAGGTTCAGGTTGCGGCTTGCTGCGCTCGACCGTAGTCAAAGTGCCTTTGAACTTTGCCAACGCCATCCCAGAGCTGACTTATCGCAGAGCAGCAGCTGGTCGCGTAGTTGTTCAACGCATCCTTGACGGAGTGCCAACCTTTGTGGGATTGAGGTTCAAAGCACAGCTGATTGTACGCATCACTGAATGGAGCAAAAGGTACATTGTCGTCTGGCTTGTTGTCATCCTTAGAAGAACACTCCTTCTCGGTAGTGACGGTCTCGGTACTGTCCGCAGCCTTGGCGGTCGCAACCGTCTCAGCAGTTTCAGCGGATTCAGCAGTCACAGTAGTTTCATTAGCTTCCTGCGGCTTTGCCGTTTCCAGCTCGTCAGCCGTCTGTGGTTCGGGAGTCTCCACGATAACCTCGACACGACCAATGAGCTTATTAACCGCCTTGTCAACGAGCATGAGGTCTTCCTCAGATACAGAGTCAAAAGACCGATTCAGAGCGTTGAACACCGTGTTCCGGTTGACGCCCATCAGTTCAGCAACCTTCTGCTTCTGATATCCCATCTCAACGAGCCGCTGAGCTGTCAGGTTCTTGATGCGGAATGCCTGCTGTTCCTTCTCCACGATATCAAGGCCACGCACTTTAGCCTGCTCATATACAGTGGGAACCGAGATTTTCAGTTCCTTTGCAATGGCACGAACGGACATTCCGGAAGCATAGAGTTCCGGGATACGGTCATAGATGACCATGCGCTGTTTCCGGCGTTCCTGAGCCTCGTACTTCTGACGATGGTTCCGGATGCGGAGGTCGGGAATAATGCCGTGGTTGATGAGGACACCGAGCATGTAACGGTCAGCCTTGGAGCTTGCAATCGGAGGCGGGATTTCGCCTTTTTCGTAACGCTTTGGCTTAGATTCGCTCTCGTTCTTCTTCCCTTCCGCCTTGGCTTTGGGATTCTTGAGAGCACTCGCGGGAATGCCGGAGAGTGCTTCAATTGTCGAGTTCTTGCAAGGGTATTTGCAGGTGGAAACGAGATGCGCAACTTCCTTGTCAGAAAGTGGCTGAGAAAAAGTGCGGTTGATGAGCTGTGCCTTATCCATATCCGGATGACCGCCACGGTCATAGCAGGTGGACAGTACAGCCAAGAGAGTGTTGTGACGGTTTCCTTCGCCACACGGATTTGCCTGAAGGTATCGAAGCGCCAGTTCAAAGCGGCAGACGAAGTTTGCTTTCCGTTCTTCCTTCTCTTTGTAATTGTTCAGAACGTCAAGAAGATGCGGATAGCGCACGCACATTGCCGCGAAGCGCTTTTTAGCCCATTCAAGGATTTCGTCCTCAGTCTTGTTGAAGTTTGCATCAGACGGAGCAACTTTCTCATCGGCAAAGTGATAAGGAACCTTATACTGGTCTGCGAGCTTCAGTAAGTTGAAGGGTTTGTCTTCAGGGACCCGAATACAATGACAACAGCGTTTTGCCTTGGTATTATAAGTACCAGGCAGACGAGCAACGCGATTGGTTTCATGAACTGCCTTATCCAGCTCAACATTTGCCGTGAACTGGGCCTTCTCAATCAACTCATTCAGCTTGAGAGAAATTGCTCTATGTACGCCGCTGTAGGCCAAGCCGTAAGAGAGATTGTTTGGGTTGCAGGGTTCAAGAAACACAAACAAGCCAACACCACGGCCGCTGTTAGAAACTGCACAGTCCGGAATCTCATGATGATTCACGGCATCCAGTACAAGTTCACCGATGCGGTCGCTGATGTCAGCTGGTGCGTTTTCGCCGTGGCAATCAATGTCAAAGAACAGAGCGCGCAGCTTTTCGACATCCGCCTTACGACGGATACCTTTTCCGCGCAGAGATTTCTGAGGATGGAACGTATTGATGGAGAAGTAGATGTTGGTAGAGGTATCCCAATAAGTCGGGGTCCCATATTTCGGGCTGACTTTATCAAAGATGCGCTCACGAACACCCGCTTCCAGAGACTCAGAATTGATTTGGGCAACGGTCTTCATTTTCTCTTCGCCATTTGTCCGAACCAAAAACTGAGTCACGCCATCGGCATTTACATCGCTCAGCAGCTTTACAAATGCGTCATCAAGGGCAGTGCAGCCAAGTGCCTGTCCGAAGATGGTATTTGTTTTCGTAAAGCTGTTATTCAACATTGATGTGTCCTTCTGATTTTGTATTCAGGTGTTGGGATTTTCACCCATACTTTCATTGTCTGCAATTCGCACACCTTCGCCAGGCATCAAACGGTAGAATTGATGCCGACTTCGAAAGAATGTTTTATATATATTGCACAAAACAAATCTGGAACAAAATCCAGCAACGATTGGGGCGCTCCAAAGATATGTCCAAAAAGCAGTCAGCACTTTAGATTCAGCTGAACACATGTACAAAAAATGCCCCTGACCGAAAATATCGGTCAAGGGTTCTGTTTTTTAGCTCTCAGATGGAACAAAAACAACGAAATAATCGTCTTTATATCCTTGTGTCCAGCCAGAAAGCTGGTTCATAAATTCAATACAGGGCCCACTTTGAGAGCGTCGCAAAAGGATAGCATCAAAGTCAAATTGATTCAAACAGTCTTCCATGCCAGTGTCGGTGGAATAGCTTATGAATGCAAAATTCACACTTGCTTCGATGACATCGTCCGGGAATAGGTCTGCTCTGGAATCCGCGAAGCTTTTGATGCCATGATAGATGCAATACCCGCCATCATTGTAGGAGGTATAGAGCCGCTGCGGGTTGAGGTCTTGGATGTATGAGACAAGGTCAGCTGTGATGTAATCCCCTGTCTTATCGGGGTCGTTGGCCATGGAAGGTGCATAGACAGCAGATACAAGAACGAGCACGGCAGCTGCAGCGATAGTGTATTTCTTGGTGTTTCCTGCCCAGGAACTGTTGGGCCTGCCGCCAGCTTTCCACATCCGATTTTCCTGTGCGGAGATAAGAGAAGTGAGGAACCGGTAAATGAGGGGAGTCATGACGATAACCCAATAGCTGCGGATTCGGACATACATTGCTGTCATGAACAGGCAGCAGAGATACGGGGCAAATTCTGTGAGCTTTACCTTCATTCGGTAAGCTACAATCAGAAACAAGAAGGCAAGGCACAGAAACACAACTTCATTGGCAAGATGGCTCGGCATCCATTCAGAAACATATTTCTTGGTCGTTTCATTGTTTGTCACAAAGAAATAGATATAGAGCTTGATGCCGTATGGATTCAGGAGTCCGGCCAAAATATCGGAAAGAAAGACCTGGAACAGGGCACGGAACCGCTTCTTTGAGTCGCCCTTTTCGTTATAGATATCAAAGGCATTGATGTCAGGAGCAAAGCACAAGACCAAGAACAGCAGATTGAACGCGAGCAGAATGGGCAATGCCCCGCCGTGCAGGTTTGCCCAAAGAACGCTCACAACAGGAAGCAGCCAGCGGAGCTTTGTGTCAGGTTCTTCATAGACTTTGTTCAGCAGATAGAATCCGATTGCAAAGAGCGTTAAGCCGATGTTTTGCGGTCTTCCTGCCCAGTCAAGCGGCAGCGTGACAAGAGCCAAAGCTAAGACATTCATGAAAGGGTCTTTGATTTGTCTGCCCCAGATATATTCAATGAACAGACAGTAGGCAAAGACTGTCACTGCGATGAACGCAAGCATTCCGTAGACGGGATTTGTGGAAATGCAGGAAAACGCGTAAAGAATCAGGCTGCTGAGCCAGGAATGAGCGGTTTCCTGCAAATTGAGTTCCGGGCTTAGCCAGGAGAAAGTGTCCTGAGTTGGGATGGCTTTATTTTGCCAGATGCTTTTTCCTAAGGTGAGATGCCAGAAATAATCGCTGTCAACGACTCCTTGCCTTTCTGCCATAATGACGGCAATAGCGGTTACAATGACGGCCGCAAATAGATAGAGTGTTTTATTTGACCTTTTGGCTTTGAGTGCAAGCATAATGATTCCTCCAGTTTTTATTCGCTGTCTTAATTGTCCGCAATTCGCAAATTTGAGCAACAAAAAGAGCTGCCCATCCGAAGATGGACAGCTCTGGATTAGACATATGCAGGTCTAAAATATTGAGTCCTATATCTTATTGCTGTCCCAAACCGCACAAGCCACCGAAGCAACGATACAGCCACCGGCGATGTGAAGCATCAGAACTGCAACATTGATGAGAGCACCGAGCGTTTCGCGACTGAGACCGGAATCAAAGATGCCGATATCAGCGATAAGAGATATTGCCATTATTATGAACGCTCCTGCCGCTGCAAAGCAGCCAATTGCAGGCTTAGAATTCTTCAGCCAGCCAAACATTTCTTTGGTCTTGGCTATGAATTTGAGCTCGTCCTTCTCAATGTAAAAATACCGTTCTCTCGTCGCACAAGCTGACACGTACAAGGCAGCCAGTGCAGAGAGCACGCCGAAAATGCAGAATGCGGTGGTTCCGGTCCTGACAAAAGAACCCAGGACCAGCATCAGAATGGATTCCGACGTCAGCGGAGTTACAGCTTTCAGCAGAGACTGAATCAGAATGAGAAGCAGGGTGACTCCGATTGCTTCCGCCGCGATAATAGCGGATATGGCAGAGATTCGAGCTGCAGCGTAGTCGTTGCGAATGGTATCAGATTTCATAGTTTTGCACTCCTTTGATATGTATTCAAGCGATTCCGTGGATTGTTTTAATGAGGTAAACTTTGTTAGACTTGTTGCTGAGCCAAAGCCTTTCCGCTGCCGGGTCCATTAAGCCAAACCGCTTATGAACCGCGTGCAGGAAGCAGGCTTTGATTTCAGCGTCCGATGAGGTATACGATACGCGGGCGCACCGAATATCCATATCGTTGAACTCGTGTTCAAAGAACAACGTCAGCAGAAGGATTTCCTCGTGAGTATCATGAACCCCATCCTGAAAAAGAGAACCATCCTCGTTCAGAATGGTCGCCTGTGTGTTCTCACACATATGCTGGTGAACCATGAGGTTCACAACATCAGGCCCCAGACGAAAATCTTTCTGCGTCGGATTTTTATAAAAGTTGGTACAGATTCGGGCAGAGATGATTCATCACATACCGTACCTGTTCCTCTTCTGTCCCCTTGTCAGAGGAATCCGCAAACCATTGAGGAAACTTTGCGTAGGAATAGGAGTTCTGCGGCAGGTAGAGCTTTTCGAGTAAAGCCTCGACTCTCTTCCCCGGCTCAGACGGTTCATATTCGTGTTTGTCTGCTTTCTGGATAAGGTACTGAGACCAATCGATGGGTGATTCAAATCCGTGGTATTTCATAATGTTAACCTCCTTATGCGGTTGCATCGTAAGACACAACACCAGCGACCAAATACCGATTTTTGCAGCCCGTAAGTTTCTGAGCCGCAGTTTCTGCAAAGTGCAGATATGCGGTCATCAAGGTGCTGTCGGAAAGCCGGTAAGCGTCAATGGACACAACAGACAAGACGACCAGGTTACCGCGTTCATCCAGAACGGATTTCCAGCCGTTTGCCTCACAGACACTTTGCATATCAGCGAGGTAGCTGGAAGCAACCGGGATAATTGCCTTGACAAGGATTCGAGCCTTGCCGTTGTAGAGTGGAACGGAACGGCCAATGCCGCCTAATACCTTAAACACAAGAGCACCTCCAGCGTTCTGTTTTCTACAGCGCTGCATCCTGTTCAAATACAGCGTAAAAGTTGTGATAGTGTTCAAATTTGTCCTTGACCCACTCGCCTGCAATGTACAGAGGAAGGTCGTCAAACTCTTTGCAATCGTCGAGAGTGTACGGAACGGCGTCATCGTGGCACCCATTTTCCTTATCGACCGCAAGCATTTCATCAGCCGCTTTCTTGGCCGACTCAAAGCTCATATGTACCCCGCCGCAAATTGCAACGGAGTCAAACGTGCCGATATCTTCATTGGAATAATGGGACAGGATAGCATAGCACTTATGGCGTTCGGGTACGCCGCTCAAAGTGTTCAGTGCCATAGTTGCGCCGTCCACATAGCCGTAGCAGTAGGCAGCATTGTAGCAAGTTTGGTCTGTGTAGCTGTTGGCCTCCTGGTTCTTGGCTTTGATGAGTTTGCAGATAATTTCTTTGTTATTAGACATAATAAATACCTCCATAGTTGTAGTGTTAAAACGGGTTGGGACAATGTTGCCCTAGAGCAATCGTCCGTTCTGCATGGCTTCACCGAAATAGGAATCGACCACCTCTTTTGCGAAAGCAAAATAGGTTTCTCGGTTCTCTTCCGTGACCCGTTCAGCAAGAACAGGTGTGTTCAGCTTCACGCACAGACGATTGGCAAAGTTCACCCGTGCCATCAGCCCTTCGTGCAACGCACGGCGATGACGGTCGAGTTCCATGACGTACTGTCGAAACTCCTCACCGTCCATCGTGAAACGCGCGTGCTGTATCTGGACTTCCTGACTCGACACTATGTTGACGTAATCAACACAGGTTTTGAGCATCACGACAACGTCATCAACGCAGTCGTTCAGCAGTTCAGAGGCCATGAGGGCGGTGTACAGGTCGTTGACCTTGCAGCAGAGGGTGTTGTTGCGGCTATTCAGATTGATACTCATACGTCTCCCCTTAACGCGGGGTCATCGTGCGGCTCTTGGCTTTTGCCTCCACCGCAATGTGGACCCCGTAAAGGGCTTGGATTGATTTACTTGTTACAGATGCTTCCGGCTGAACCGGTCGTATAATAGGTGTTGAGAACCTCTTTGGCGAATGCAGTGTAGGCCGGGGAATTAGCAAGAGAATACATGTTACCGGAGTTCATTTCGGCTTCAATTGCGTCTGCCACATTTCCAGCAATCTGGTCTGTGTTGTATTTCTTGCACAGCCGGTTGAGTAAAGCGACATTGGCAGCCGCGTTTTCGAGCAAACTGGTACGGGCAGAATCGACGCTGTGATAAAAAATGCGGTAGCTTGCAGCATCCATCGTGATACGAGCTTGCTGAATTAAGATTTCTTGTTCAGCCAAAAAACTGGCATAATTTGCAAGACTATTGAGACTGTCAACGACCATAAAGGCGAGACCACTATCACCAGCCTTCTGCATTGCTTCGTATAGTGCTGCGACTTTCTTTGTGAGAAGAGTGTTCTGGTTATTAGGGTTAAAATTCATGAAATCGTTCCTTTCTTTTTCATGTAAACAAAAAAAGCAGGCCCATCCGAAGATGAGTCTGCTTTCTGCTACAGGTTGTGAATAACTATGGATTTGCTGGTATCCATCGTACAAGACTGATTTTATTCATTCCGCAAGCGCGGTCAAGCAAAATCAGCCTTTGTATTCTTTAGAAACCTTCTTTGCCAAATATACCTGTCCCTTAGGAGTAATCAGCGTCTTACGCGATGTATGGTAAGTGGTGCCGACATAGTACACCGTTTCCTTAACCTCGAAGATTTCCTGGTCGATGTAGCGCTGGTAAGCAACATTTGCAGAGTCAATATACTTTTCTTTGCGCAGCCACGCCATCAGACGGTTGCGGCCGATGCTGATACGGTCGTTGGCAAGACATTTTGCAAACTCGCCGAAATCGACGCTGTTCACGGATGCACTCACCGCGCGATGGAACTCAACACTCTCCTGCTGCACGCCGATAATGTTGTCCTGATTCTTGACAGCTTCCAGCGAAGTGACAAGCAAAGCCTTGGTTTTGGCGTCCGTGTTCGGGAGCCAATTATCGACAAAGACCACAGGGTCGTTTACATAGCCACCGGTCTGGCGAATCCGGGGCAAGAGTTCGTCAAAAACCCAGGTCTCAAACTTTTCCGCTTCGGGTTTGTTGGAGCGGCAAATGAGGCGATACACGTTGCCTTCTGAGATGAACTTGATGATGCGGGGAACGCCGTTCACATCCGTCCTGCCAGCCTTGATGCCATCATGGCGGCAATGTATGTTCAGCTCATGGCTTGGGTTTGAATAGCCCAAGGCCGAGCAAACATCTGCGGCGCAAAAATAGAATTTGTTGTCATCCTCCATGATGCGCAATTCGCCGAACATTTCGGACAAAAAGACTTCAGGTACACGATTTTTCATAGTATTTCCCTCCAAAAAAAGTACCCTAACAAATCGTTAGGTCATGCCTGTTTTTTAACGATGGTATGTACGAATGGTTTTGCAAAAGTATTCGCGAAATTATTCGCTGTATGCTTATTTTGCCGGAACCTCAGCCCCGCACTTGGAGCATGTGAACAAATCCTCGGCATCAGGTGCATGGGTCACTTCATCGCAGTCAGATTTGGCTTCGATAAAGTCGCCGTCCTCGTCCACCAGCCAAGGCTGGGTTACATGCGCAGTTGTGATGAATGTAGTGTTGCCGCATTTAGGGCAAGGACCGATTTTCAGATTAGCAGTCATTGTTGTTAATTTCTTCCTTTCTTGTGTTCGCGCAAACAAAAAAGGCAGGCTCACCCGGAGATGAGTCTGCCTGAATGCTTGCAGATTATGAATTGTACGAACGCAGGAATGCGCCTTGGTAGATGGTATCTATCGTACAATATCTATTCTATGCCGTTCGCACAGCATGGCAAGCAATAAAATGCCGCCTACCCGAAGGCAGACGGCTAAATGCTATTGGTTAGTTGAGGTTCGGTTTCGTCATGACATGGGCGCGATATACCGTGTTGGCGTCTTCGTCCTTCAATTCCCAGCAGCCGGTAAATCCATCGCAGGGTTCAGTGACGGCAACTTCCCTGCCGGTATCATCGTACAGGATAGCCTCAGTCCAAGAATCGTCCTTGCCGCCGCAGCAGCGGATGTCCATTTCAAACCCGTCGGAGAATTTCGCAGTCTTGCTCAGCGAAGAACCATCGCCTTGCGCTTCCGCGCCGCGAAGGTACTTCTTGATGCGCTCAGCGTACGGTTTGCTGACATATATAGTTTCTTCCAGAACGGTTTTCTTTGGAAGTACATCGACAAGAACATGGTATTCGGCACCGTTGTATGGGATGACCCAATGATTGCAGAATGTCTTGGTGTTCTTTGTCTTGTATACCGTCTTGCCGTTCATGGCAAGCGTTACCATACCAGAAACACCATCTTTGCTGTTTCTTTTCCAAAGGACGGAAACAATGGTGTTGTCTGCGGCAAATACGACATCACTGATTTGATACTCGTCGTTGATGCTGTCAGGGTCATTGAGATGGCGGATAAGAACATCGTATTCCGATTTCTCCATCTGAATGTGGTTTACAAAGATGCGTTCAAAGCACTTGCTTCTCTCGTACATGCGTGCCACATACAGAACAGTCTCGACCAAATCCTCGACAGTTCCGGCTGTCATGGAATCCAGCGTACGGCGAGCCCACAGGTCAACACCATCCTCGATAATGCTGCACTCACAAACTCTGTGAAGGCTGGGATAGGTCACACTGATAAGCTGCATACGAAGGGCGGGTTTGTTACCTTTGGGATAAATGTCATTGATGGGAAAATTGAGGGGGTCAAGGCTGACACTTTCAGGGACCTCACCAAACCCCGACCAACGACCGGGATTCCGTTCTGCCATGAATTCACGGGCAAAACGCTCCGCAGTCTCCTTCGTCAAACCTTGCCATTCTTTGACATCGCGGCTTTTTTCGATAGAAGCAACTGCTTCGCTGACGGCAGTGAGGAAATCGCTCTGGTTTTCTTCCTGATTCCGTCTGGTTTCGTCCACGAGCTGCTCAAAGAGCGCTGCATCGCGCAGATACTTGGCGGCAATGGGAGCCGATACCTCTGCAGAATCCGGAATAGTCACTGCAGTGTTGAGGTATTCTCTGATATCCTTTTCGTCCTGCAACCTCTCGCAGAACTCCGAAAGCGCATCGAGTTCATCCAGAGAAAACTCGATTTTCGCGCTCGGCTGCTTCGCGGTTTTGGTGATAATGATGCCTGTGTTGTTTTTTTGGATTTTCATAATATTCTCCTTTTTTGTATTAGTATCTTCCGAAAAGAATCCTGCCGATAATCGCAATGTCTTCGTGCTCGGTGGAAGGTTCGTGTTTTGCGTTGTAGACAATCATTCGCAGCATGGTCTGTCTGAACCAGAAAATATCATCTGCACGAATGTCGTTGTAGCATGCTTTTTTGTACAAAAGCCGATTCTCGTAAAACTCTCGAAGGGTGATGGCTTCCTGCTCGCCTTTGATAAGTTGATACTTTGGCTGTGGGTTAGACGACGGAATTTCCTGAAATACGATTTCTCCGGCATCTTTTCCTGCGAAAATATCGGCTAGATATGCGACCTTTCGAGCCTCATTCCAGGCGTAACGGCTCTGATAGCCGGGCGTCAAGTCAACATCATAGAAGTACAGGAAACCCAGCAAAAATCGGACCGTGTGATTGTAGTTGCTGACCGGAAGCGGCTTGTAAGGGTTCGGCTTTCCGTAAACGGAACCTATGTCTTTGTATCCGTATTCCGGTCTCATATCAAGCCACGCATAGCGGCGGTATTCGGTAGATTCAAACATCTGTACGACATATATCTTTCCGCCGTCAAGTATGTCTCTGACAAAGCCATGCTGGTTCCCCGGGAGACTTACGCTTTCATCGATGCCGAACCGATACGCAGGACTACCGGCACTTTTTGCGATAATTTGTGCCCGTACAAAGTACGGATTGTCGCATGAATGACAAGTACAAGTGGTACTGGTTGCTTTGTTCGCCATTTTCAAATACACTCCTTTTTTTGAACGCAAAAAGGCGGACCTCCCAGAATCAGGAAGCCCGCCTTAAAGCAGAATTGTAAATTGTACGAACGCAAATAGCGTCCCTGTGGATAGTATCTATCGTACGAATACTATTCTATGCCGTTCGCACAAAAGGTCAAGAAAAGTTTGTGCAAAAAGCGTTAATGGTTCTTGAGTTTGAAAGCGGGGCGAACGCCAAAAGAGTAAGAAGCGCAGCTGGCGGACGCATAACCGTCGTCGTAGACACTGGAGAAGCCAGTAGCGGATTCTCTGACCTTGTTCATCAGCCAGTACCACTGTAAGTTCTCATCCTTGCTGCAATCGAACGCCATACGGTTTCTACGTTTCTTCATAGGCTTCCACTGCTTCACATATGGGCTTTCATACTCACCGTAGTAGTTCTCTCCGAAAATCTCTTTCTCAGTCGGCAGACGGAGCAGGTCACCGTTGTCAAACGGAGTCATCATAGCCTTGAGTTCTGCCGGGAAGAGATTCAGAATCTCACCATTCAGCTTTTTACGAAGGTCACTCTCTTCGTAACCTCCTTCATTGGTACTGGTGCTGTTCATCGGGTGCTCGCTAGGCAGGCAATCAACCAGACAGAAAACCATGCCGTCCTCTTCTTGCTGCACTGCCATAGCCTGTACCTTTACACCATCTGCAAGTTTGACCTCGATGACGTCTCCGACCTTAAAAGTATCAACGTCAGACTCAATCATTCCTTTTACTTTCATCTTGTTTTCCTCCATTTTTGCGGTCTTAGACAGCAGCCATCAGATTCTTGCAGACGCTTTCCCAGCAAGAAGGGTCCGCGCTGAACGCATCCGGATGTTGCCGGACCTGAACCAGATATGCCACAAAAGGCTCGGCAAACTCCTTGGCGAACGAATCCCAGATTCCAGACTGTTCCAGAACCTTGGCAAACCGCTCTTCCCATCCGGTGGGGTTTGCAAGGTAATCAATGATAACAGAATCGTCGAATTTCTCCTGAAGTTTCAACATCACGTCGAGCGAAGTGGTATCGTTGTTCCGGTCATAAACATACTGCTTGATGGCGTTGTCGTATGTCATGGACTGAAACCTCTTGTCCTTCATCACCTCAGCAGATGGGGTGTAGGTCCTCTCGATGTATGCGAGAAACTTTTCTCTCATTTCAGCCGTGACCCAGTTGGAATCAGCCTGCCTATAATCGTCAAAGAGCAGAGCGAACTCAACAGACTTGCAGCAGGTCTCTTTGTGGTCAACGATGAACGCCATGAACTCGAGACCATTCTTAATGCTGAAATGGTTTACGCCCATAGCCAGAGGGAAAGAGAAGGAACTCTGCGCGTAGAGGGCTTCGACATAATGTTCTCCCTTAGCCAAAGGAACGCGTACAAAGCGCCAAAAAGTAGTGTTTCCGAAAGTGTTGGTGACAACACCTTCCAGAACGGTATCCGAGTCATTTGCGATATAGGAATCGAAGATTCCCTTTGTGATAGTTTTGCAGTACATACAAACCTCCTATGGTTTAGAGGGTATTTTTCTTCAGAACGACGTAATGAAAGCCGATAAGCTGCTTTGGCACATCAACGGAGGACTCGTCGTCCGGGTCGTAATAACCCGTCTCGACTGAAAGCCCCATAGCTTCCATGCCGCTCGCAACCACCTCAAGCTCCTGTTTGTTGTGGGAAACGATAGTGTTTTCCACGAACTCCACAGTGTTTTCAGATTTGGATGCAAGGCGCTTGCCGTAAACGATATAATCGAAATTTTGAAGAAAAATCCCGGAAGAAAGGTCACTGAGTTGCTTTTCGGTGATGGCTTTCTGACGATTCAGATAATCGTCATTCATGGATTTAACGCATGTTACATCTTCATCGACCCAAAGGATGCGTTTCGATTCATCCCCGTCAGCACGAATACCGTCAGCAATGATGGCAAGAGGCTGGTCAGTCTCCATATCATCATCACCGGCGTAAAGATGACCCATTACGATGTCGTTGGTATCGTTCGGCAGCTCGAGGCGGAACCAAGAACCGTGTCGATGGCTTTTAACGTTATCGGTCGTAAGCCAAATGCCGGGATAGGACTCTTTGGTTTCTTCACCAAGAGAAAATTCCGCATTGGCACTGTCTGCGCCAAGAACTGTTGATACGGTAAGAGAAATAGGCGGCTTCTCGTCTTTCGGCCAGAACACCTCGATAACTTTCTCGATAGGGACGACGACAGATACGGGTTTTCCGCTGAAATTAGAAGAAAGTTTCAGTTCCATGTTAATGTACTCCTTGTTATAATTGGTTGTTTTTAGATATCGACGTAGTAGTATCCCGTCAGAGAATCTACCTCACCGCTGCGTTTGTCTTCCTCAGGGTCGAAATATCCGGTAACGGCATCGAAACCCATTGAATCCAACATATCCGCAATGCGATTTACAGTAGTTTCGTCCTTTGAGACAATCATGGATTTGTCATACTTTACATAGCCGTGCGTGGCTTCCTCCAAACGCGTTCCGAAATCGGCGTAGCTGAACGGTTGGTCAAACTGTTTCTCAGTGGCGGCAAACAGCTTATACTTGTTTTCACCCTCGGACTCTTCACAGAAATCCTGAACGCTGACGGTTCTTTTGTTCGCGAAAACGATTCGCGGAGAATCGTCATTAGCTGCCCGATAGCCGTCCACAATGCGAAGCAGCCAATCATCGCTTTCCGTTTCGTTGTTACCGGAATACAGGTATCCGGTCACGAACGGATTCAGCGTATTCGGAGCTTCAAGAGAACACCAGAGTGCCTCTGTGTCAAACTTTTCGTTTCGACTTTCAAGGTCAACACTCAGGTAGTTCTCCTCCTTCTCATCGCAAATCGTCATGGCGGCAAGGATGGTCTCATCTTTAACCGTAGCAGACATCTCGATGCGGTTGGGTTTGCTGTTTTCGTCAGACCAGTATTTCTGAATCAGGTCTTCGATGGGAATGACAACCTTTTCGCCATTATTGCCTTTTAACATGATGTCCATAATTCATTCTCCTTGTTATTTTTCGATGTAGTCGCAGATGTAGTTCAGTATACCGTTCTTTTCAAGGTCGTCGCCGATAAAGCCACTGCAGGAATCAACGACATTGCCGTCTTCGTCCGTGATGCAGTATTGCCAGCAATTTCCTGCCAGATAGTCACTGTATGCTTCGAGTTCGTTACGGATGCAGTCCTCGGCGCGGTGCATGGCTTCACAGCGGGATACGGGAGTATCGGAAATTCTCTGCTTCATGAAGTCGTTGATGTTAGCGACCGCAAAGCCGATGCAGGCGGAATCCCAAATGTCAGAGAACGGAACCGTGCAGAGTGCAATGCCACTATGTTCATAGATATAAATGGGAAGAATGGCATACTCGCCTGTTTTCGCAAGCGTCCGCTTTGTTTCGTTCAGGTAGTAGGCGCTGTCGATGATATCGCCTATCTTGCGTCGAGGACTTTTGAGACAGTAAAAAGTGGCTGCATTGCAGTCATTTTCGCGTGGGTTTTCGATGTCCGTGTCACGGCTTATTTCGAGGCACAGGTCGTCTTTGAGGGTGATTTCTCGGTAATCGTAAACGGTCATTTGGAACCTTCCTTTCTGATAAATGCAAAAAGGCGGACCTCCCAAAAATCGGGAAGTCCGCCTTAAAGCAGAATTGTGAATTGTACGAACGCAAGACGCGCTGAAGTAGATGGTATCTATCGTACAGTTACTATTCTATGCCATTCGCACAGTATGGCAAATAAAAAATGCTGACCATCCTTGGATGAGCGGCGAAGAGTTATATTGTCAACTACCACCACCTGAAAGAGGTGGCTTGTAGTCCCGCAGGACTCCAATTTTTTTCCCACTCGACGGACTGTTAGGCACGGTTGCTGTCCGTGCGACCGAGTACAATGGGCGTTCACCGCTGTTGCAGGCGGCATAGCTGTGGTGAGAATTGGATTATGCGGGATACAGTCCCAATAACCCTACATTGCGAATATTTATGGCAGCGTTGTGGTTACGGTTATGTGTTGTGCCGCAGGCGCTGCATGTCCAGACGCGGTCAGCAAGCGTAAGGTCGTCTTTTATGAAACCACAAACGCTGCAAGTCTTGCTGGACGGATACCACTTATCGATTTTGGCAAAGGTCTTTCCCTGCGATGTGAGTTTGTACTCTAACATTGCGCGGAACATACCAAAACCATTATCGTTTGTGGATTTGCCAAGCTTCAGAGAACCTGCTAACCCGCGCAGATTGATATCTTCCACGAATACGGCATCATACTGCTTGGCTATCACAGCACTTACCGTATGGCAGAAGTTTTTGCGCTGGTTGGCTATATGTTCGTGCAGAAGCTGAACTTTATGCAGCTGTTCGTTATAATTTTTAGAGCCCGCTTCCATACGAGACAGCTTGCGCTGCTCTTTTGCGAGTTTCTCTTCACTCTGACGATAGAATTGCGGATAGTTGGCCACTTTGCCGTTGCTGTCAACATAAAAGTCATGGGAAGAATAATCTAAGCCAAGAGATTTCTCTTTGGTGGGAACAATAGGCTGGATATCCTTCTCGAATTCATACAGCAGTGAAACGAAATACTTGCCGCTGCGGGTACAGCTGACGGTAGCGCCTTTTAGTACCCAGTCGGCATCCGGTTGACGGTGTACTTTAACTTTTACATTGCCTACCTTTGGCAGATGAACAAGATTGCCGACAACATAAACGGTATTCTTGATTTTGCCGTCTTTGCTTTGCGTTTTTTTGTTGTTTGTTGTGTACGACATTCCGCTCCTGTGTTTGCTTTTCAATCTTGGGACACCAACGGCTTTTGGACTCTCCAGATGCCGCTTGTTTGCATCTTTCAAATCAAGCTGTGTGTTTGCAAGAGCAAGGCTATCCACCTCTTTCAGAAACGGAAACTCCTTTTTGTATTTGGCAGGCGTAGGAACAAAAAAAGTTCCCGCTTCGTCCAGAAACTGCTGTGCATCTATAAGCATATGGTTCCAGATAAAACGTACGCAGCCAAAGGTTTTGGCAAACAGAACCTGCTGTTCTGATGTTGGATACGCACGATATTTTATTGCTCTATTTAGTTTTTGCACAGGCACTGCTGTCACTACCTTTTATTATTTAGTGTACTCAGTTCGCACATTATATCTACTTAAAAGTGTAGCAATTCATCCCCCACATAAATGAGGGAGAATTCTTGCTACATTTTCTTAAATATGGAGAACAGACCACTCGCGGTTGGGATAATCGTCGCAGAAGCTTGCGAAAGCGAGCGGCGCACCGTTGTCTTGGCTGTCTTTGTTAGAGTGTACGAAGACATTGTAGTTTTCCATGTCTTCTACATCATCAGCCGTGGCATCCTCGTCAAAGACATCATTGACGCTTTCTGCAATCAACTCTTTCATTTCCCCGAATGCCTCGTCGAAGGTGTCGTAGAAACCTGTGAGCTCGATGCTCTCGTACTCCTCGTAAGAAAGAAGGAAGAAGGGTTTGTCAGTCGTGACCTCAAAAACAGCCCATTCGACGCTTTCTTCGTCGTCTCCTTTCCAGAAGTCATAGGAACCATGTACTCTGGGCTCGCTGTTGTCAGCAGGGCGGTTTTCATCGAAATCGAAAGAGAATCTATAGCGCTCCTCATTCTCGTGCGTGATATCGGCACCGGTAAGACCTGTATGATAGTTCTTGTTGATGCGCTGTGCCATGCTGTCCTTTACTGCGGCAACTGCCTCTTCCAGGGTGTCCTTCTTGCAGATTAGGTTCGTACAATCATAGTGTTCGCTCTTAATCACGATAAACATTTTGTGGTCTCCTTTTTGTTATATGATAGTGGCGTGTCATATAATGCGTGGCATTATACGACCTCGTTGATGGCGTACAAAACCGAGACAGTCAGCCAATTCGGCGCATAATCCTGACACTCATATATAGCTGCCTCAGTGGTGTCGATATAATACGAGCTGAGAATCGCTTCCTCGTCGCTTCGGTCAAGGTGACGCTTTTTGAGCTCTTCCTGATAGTCCGACTGCATAGCGGCATGAGCTGTTTCGATGGATGGGTACTGCCTCGGAAAGATTTTGAGAAACATTTCCCCTTTTTTGTTGGTGAAAGATTTTGCGAGAATAAACATACAAATCTCCTTTTTTGACGCAAAAAGGCGGGCCTCCCAAAAATCTGGAAGTCCGCCTTAAAGCAGAATTGTGAATTGTACGAATGCAAGACGTGCCTTAGTAGAATGGTATCTATCGTACAATAACTATTCTATGCCATTCGCACAGTATAGCAAACAAAAAATGCCGCTCATCCGAAGATGAACGGCAAAAATGTTATTGGGCTTGATTCAGAAGTTGACTGAGCCAAGTTGGTCGATATGTTCCAATAGGAAGAAGCTGCCCGTTGCGATATTCTGCAACAAGTACAAATCCATTGTCATTATCGAAAAACTTAGCTTCATCGCAGTATGGCAAAATTTTGAGGACATCCTCAAAACGGTGAGAAAAACGGGCGTTGACATCCTTAGTGGGAATATCATGCCCCCCACGCTCTACACGGTTTCGAATTCGTCGAATACTTTCTTCGGCGGTATCAAGACCGACATAGTACAGACGAATATAATATCCAGCTTCTTTTGCACGTTTGCAAAGCCGCTTGGGATATCCACCGGAAAGCGTCGTCTCTTGTGTGAAATTCACACCGTCCATTAAGGCACGCTCGATACGCTCAACAGCGAGTTTGCCGCCTTCGTATTCGTCACCGCCACACTGAATGGTTAGTTTGTCGGGGTCAACCACAATGCCGAAATCGTTACGCTCAGAACGCAAAGAACCGGTTAAGCTGGATTTTCCTGCGCCATTCACGCCGCCAATCAGAGTGTAAATTTTCATGGTATCACCTCTTTACTATTATACCACATTTTGCGACAAGCGGCAATCGTTTTGCTTTTCAGGCAATAAGCCGTTAAAAGCATATTCTACAATTCCTTGCTTGTAGTAGTTTTCGTATTTTTTATAAAGGGTAAAGCCGTTTTTCTTTAGCAGAAATTCAAATTCGTTGATATGAATTGATGAAACGGTAATGAGTGGATTTGTACATTGTAATGCCTGATGTGCGATTTTTAGCAATTTTGTAGCAATCCCTTGGCAGCGGTAATGTTCAGCTACTCTTAATGTACAAATTTTCTTTTCATCAGAATCTTTTAGTATTAGAACGGCAACTATTTTCCCATCGTCCAGAACAGTATAAATTATCCGATTTTCACTTGCCAATCCGGGAACGACTGTACTATAGTACCATTTACTAAAATTGCTATACTCATTATCCAAGTCGTGCAGAAATTCATATATAGCAGTGATGGTTTGGCTATCATCAGCTTTAACGCATACTTGTTTCATCGAGCAGTCTTCACATCCAACAAATGACCATCATCAGGCTTATTGAGCCAGTCACACCAGCTCATGTTGTTGGAAGGAAAGTCTTTTGCACCGCTGTGAACATCGTTCAGAAAGACGGCAAGATGAAACTTATCGAGTTTCCGAATCGCATCAAGGCGGGTTTCGGTCGCAGAATTCTCATCTGAAACGTCAGCCCCAACCTTTTTCCAAATTGCCCTTTCGGCTCCTTCAAAAGTTGAAAAGCGTTCGCGCTCCATCGAGAGTTCTTCGGTCTCAAACTGCGCCTCAGCAATCAATGCCCAGCGTTCGCTTTCACAGTTGGCAGAGTCCAGCAAACCGGAATATGCCTCCAGCAGCTGGTCGTAGTCATCCGGGTCAAGCTCGGTCGGGTCTACTTCACCGTGTACGACAAAATAGGTGCCATTTGGAGCTTCGAAAATGTCGTATAGCTCGTATCGGGTTCCGCCAACCTGACGTCGCCACTGGCATGTATCAGGGTCGGTGCAAACCCAAGTCTTGGCTTCCAGCTCTGCCTGTTTCAGGTCGTCCGCCAAATCAGAGAGAGCTGCGGAGACCTTTTTGTTTTTCTCCAGGGTCTCAGTAAGACCGATGGTGTTCCCTGCTGCCGCTGCAGCATTGTACTTGAATATGGCAAAACGGTCGCTGCTGTACTTTTCAGCCATAGCCGATACTCCCTCAGGAAGATGATTTTGAAAAAGACGAATGGTATCTTTCGGGACAGAATCGGCTGGGTACTCGAGGGTTACGCGTTCACCAAGGGCATCGTGTTTCAGCTCAAAATTGTGCTTTTTGCAGATTTCGTCATACTGAATGCAATACATAATTATTTCTCCTTTTATTGTTTGAAAGCAAAAAGCAGGCCCACCGAGATGGTGAGTCTGCTGATTGTCTTGCAGAATTGTAAATTGTACGCATTTCGGCCATAGGGCTGTTATCTATCGTACAATTTCAATTTTAGTGGAATCGCACGTTTGAGCAAGTCTGCTTGTCAGACTTTCTCAACCTCATCCGAACCATAAACAATGTTCAAATGTGAACCATTGTCCCAGTGCATCAGGAGGCTGCCGGTATCATCGACACCAACAACCGTACCTTCTGTACCAAGAGGTGGTGCCTGGATGTCATCCATTTTGACAAGCCGAACCCGCGTTCCAGCGGGGTATTCTTTGCGGATGGCTTCGACAATTTTGATATTTGGAAACATAGTATTTCTCCTTTAGCTCATTGCATTTGTTTTTTTGATGATACTCCAAATACGGTCTGCGATGTTTTCGGCGGTATCGAATCGAGTGACAGATTCACCTTTCCAGGTCCCGCCGTTGCCGTTGATGCCGTTGCGGAGCTTAATGCAGCTGCCACGATTGGCTTTCCATTCATGCAGGTTCACCGAGTAATCGTCCAGCAACACAAAAGAGCTGTCGATGCACGGCGTTTTCAGGCGGTTTGCTGCAGCTCTGGCTTTGCTGCTGCCGCACGCAACGAAGATGCGGTGTTCGGAATCAATTTCCGGAAGATAAGCGTCGAGCCAGGCGTTCTTTTCATGAACTGCATATGGGTTTTCCGGCATATAGGCGGAAAGTGCATACACATCAAGTTCTGGTTTTGTGTTGCAAAGAATCTTCACGGCGTCCAAAACCGTCTGATAGGGCGGCAAATCTCTGAAATACCCCGGCTGAAGCAGGTCCTCAAAGCAGGCCGCCTGCTTCCAGACGGCGAGAGTGCCATCCATATCGACGAATAAACGTGCCTTCATATCATTTGTAGGACTCATAATTTTCCTCCTTTTTAGATGTGCAAACAAAAAAAGCAGGCCCACCAAGACGGTGAGTCTGCTCTTTGCTTGCAGAATTGTGAATTGTACGAACGCAAAAAAAACGCGCCAAGTAGATGGTATCTATCGTACAATTTTCATTTTAGCTGAATCGCATATTTTGGCAATAAAAAAGAGCCCCGCATTTCTGCGGGACTCTGGTGAAATAAATCAAGTGTCGGCACAATTTGTTCTGACGGCTATCATTATTTTCTGTCTCCCTCAAAGCAAGGATTCTTCCAAAGAACCTTGCGACCACTTTCAATGCGAGAGACAGTCTTCATGGGAATATCAGACCAGTATTTACTGTAGCCAGCGCAGTTCTCCGCAAGAAATTCTTTCACCTCATCGCTGAGCTTGCGCGGTGCAATAGCCCATGCAGAAATGACCTTATTCTTAATCATTTCAAAAGTAATCAGGTTGGAAACAGGATATTGCACCTGCATTTCTTTTCCATTGGCTTCAATAACGAGCCGAATTTTTTTTGCTTTTGCAGTCGCAGCAAACAAACTACGGCACTCACTTTCCCAACAATGTGGCTTGGACTGGAACTCCAGCATCCTTGATTGGGTAAGACGTTGGACGGCAACGAATTTTTTCCCGATGCTTTCGCTGAAAGGTGTGCCATCGCGAGAAGTGAGATTCTTATCGAGGACATTGACTACCCTTTCCGCCCATCCGGTAGGATTAGCAAAGAACTCGATGGTCGCGGTGTCATCAATGTGCTCAAGAAATTTACGAAGGCTTTCTTCAAATGCGGTGTCTTTCTTTTGCAGGACATACTGTTTGACAGCGTTTTCATAAGCCTCGTTCTGCAATTCGGGCGTGTTCAGATAGTCAGGGTCGAGAACTGTTTTCTGCTCCAGATAATCCCACAGCGTTTTCGTCATCTCACCCATTGCGGAATGGGGACCAGTGTAAGCAGAGGTGACATCAAACAATCGCAGGAACTCATAGCTTTCAGCATAGGTCTTTTCGTGGTCCACAACATAAGCCATAAACTCAAGGTTATGCTGTTCATAAAAATGGTTTTTGCTCATGCTGGTGGGATAGTTACTGCACATTTGCCCAAATAATGCCTCGACACTATGCTCGCCATCGGAAAGAGGAACGCGGACAAAACGGTAGAAATTCGAGTTGTGGTGCTTATCCAGAACGTTACCGTCCAGAACGGAAATAGCAGGATTAGAAAGAAAAGAGCGGAACGCTTTTTCATCAATAGTTTCGAGATACATAGTTTTACTCTCCTTATTTGTTATTTTTGGTTAGGTGGGGAAATTTATGGTATCAGTTTAAGCGTCGTACTCATCGAGTTGCTTTTCGGTGGCAGCGCCTTGGCGTTTCAGATAGTTGTCGGTTAGAGGTTCAACGTGAGTCAACGACTCATCCACCCAAAGCATGCGCTTTGAGTCATCGTCGTCGTTGCGAACGCCATCAGCGATAACAGCTAGAGGTTGGTCCGTCTCTGTTTCATCATCGCCAGCGTACAGATAGCCTTTTACCATGTCGTTGGTTTCGTTCGGCAGCTCCAAACAGAACCAGAAACCTGCACGACCGGTATTGCTGTTTTTGCTGGTGAGCCAGATACCGGGATAAGAATCCTTCGTTTCTTGGCCGAGCATAAAGTTAGCACTGATGCCGTCTGCGTCAAGCTCAGTGGAAACAGAGAGAGCAGAAGGTTTGGTGGCGTAAGGCCAGAAAGCTACGATAACTTTTTCAATCGGAATAGTTATCGGCACGGATTTGCCATCAATTTGGCCCGTGATTGTCATTTTCATAAAAATACACTCCTTTTGTTGTTATAACGCAAAAAGAGCGGACCTCCCGATATGGGAAGTCCGCTCTTCATGCGAAATTGTGAATTGTACGAAAGGCAAAATGCCCTTTCGATTATTGGTATCTATCGTACAATTTCTATGATATGCTGTTCGCAAGGCGCGTCAAGTTTCATTCGTCATCAATACCCATATAAAGATGGTAGGTGGCGTTTGCCGTCTGGCAAACCCAATGGCTGTAGAACGAGTTGCTCGGCTCAGACGTGACGATATCCTCATCCTCACGATAAATAGCCGCTTCGCACCAGGAAGGTCCATTGTGGCGTGGGATGCAGCGAACATCCATGTGCATACCATCGGCGAAGACAACGGATTCGAACTCAATCTCATCCTGCTCTTTGCCGTCATCGGTATACTGCTTGATTTCGTTCATTCGTTTCTGGCTGATGGTAAGGCACTTGACGAAAACCTTGCGGAAATTTGTGAGATTTTCGTATATCATGCACACTCGCATGATGGCGCTTGTCAAGGCATCGACAGAACCAGGGTCGTTGCAAATCGCAGTCTTGTCGAAACAGCCAATGCCGTGCCCTGTCCAGAATCCGCCTTCATACAGGTGAACAGAAGCCGCATAGCAAAGACAACCATCAGGTTTGCAAAGCTGAATTTCGAGTGTGCAGCCATCGTATGTTTCATCGATTTTTCGCTTGTACACATCGAAGCTGATGTTATCAGGCACTTCCCCGCTGCCGTCCCAATGATAGGGATTGCAGCGAATAAGAAAGAGTTCTGCGATTCCTTTTGCATAAATTTTCGTCATACCGACCTTTTGTTTGAACATGGGACTCATAATCCTTCTCCCTTCTCTTCGTTCAGCAATTCGCGTGCATGGTCGAGGACTTCCTTTGTGACAGGCTTACCGCCTTCATTCATGGCAAGGAAAATTTCCAAGACTTCTGCGCGAGTTACGCTCTGGTCAATCTCAGCAACGCCAATGGAGGCATCCATAAACCAGTTCTTGTCCTGTGCGGAAAGGTCGTTGTAAAACACGCCTTTGTACGGGAATCGGTTCTCGTAAAAAGCAAGCAGGGTCAACATACGCTGCTTGCCATCAACGATTTCATAGTAGTTGCCATCGTTGCTTGTGCGAGTGAATGGCAGCTGCTTAAAGACGAAACGACCAATCTCGCGACCCATAAAGATGCTGTCCAACAGCTTTTCCCTGTCCTCATCATCCCAAACAGAACCACGCTGATAATCAGGGTTGAAATCAACGCCGAACAGGTATTGGAAGCTGAGCAGAGAGTACATGCTGCGGTTTGAGTAGTGCAGGCGGGACAGTGCAGAATTGCGCTTGGCGAAATGCGTATCTTTGTCATCATCCAGCGGGCGAACGTTTGTCCAAGCCCAGCAGGAATAGTTATCGCTGTTTGCACCACTGCGGATAAGATACATGTACCCGCCTTCCAGAGCCTCGTCAACAACGCAGTTTAGAAGGTGACCAACCTGTACTTTGTCGCCGACCGTGAAGCGATAAGAGGGTTTCCCTGCACGCTTGGCAGTTTCACAGGCTCTCTCGTAGGAAAGACCTTCGAGCGCAGCTTGTTTCAGGTTGATTTTTGTGATTTCTTTTCTTGCACTTTTCTTAGCCATTGCGATTCTCCTTAACCAATCCGATGGACTCCGAACAAAACAGCAGGAAGAAGCTGTTCATACGGGGTGTATTGGGCAAAATCGTAGATTTGAGCCTCATCGCTGATGATGTATCCGCCAGGGCAGGATTCGCCATCTTCATTGGAACCGCCGTTGTCATCAAGGCCACGGCTTTTGAGCTCGTTGAGGTAATCCTCACGCATAGCATCGTATGCTTCTTCCGGGGTAGAATATTGCTTTGGATTTACTTTTGTGTAAAGATGGCCCTCGTCATCGGTAAAAGTTTTTGTGATGATAAACATAATTTACACTCCTTTTTTTGTAAGTACGCAAAAAGGCGGACCTCCAGATATTGGAAGTCCGCCTTCAAGCGAAATGTGAATTGTACGAAAGGCAAAGCACCTTTTCGATTGCTGGTATCTATCGTACAATTCTAATTGTATGAGTCTCGCACGAATGTGCAATGGTCTTTAGCCAAGCATCGTCACATCACCATCAACGTACCAGATGTACTGCTTCCAGTTAGAAGCGGTCGCACCAGGGATGAGTTTCAGCGCAGAAGCTGGAGGCACGCGACTCGGCTCAAATGACATCTCGTAATGCTTTTCCAGGCCGTATTTCCGCAGAACGATACTCGGCATTACTCTGCCAAGCTCGTACCACTTGCGAGGCGGGATACGGCTGCAATGTTCGCGGTGAATTTCAGTGTATTCCTGCTGGAATTTGTGAATGGCCCGAAGCAGCTGACGCATCGGGCAGGTATTAAGGATGCCAGGGTCCTTGTAGCGGTATACTACAAGACGATATTTATCGTGTTCCTTGGTGGTCAGAACGACACCAAAATAGTTTTTTGCCATGATATCCTCCTCGTTTTAGTAGTTAGTACCATACTCCAGGGCGTAATCCGGACGCTGATATTCGACGACCGGCTTTTCCCAAGAGCAGATGGGTTCAGTATTGGCGCTCGGAAAATGAGAGCTGATTCCGTTGGTGGCAAGCAAAGCTGCCGTGCAATCCGCAATCTGTGCAAGAAGCTCAGGATTCCATCCAAAGGTGTCATCTCCGGTCAGCTGCTTGCACAGGACTTGTGCCGCTCGAAGAATTTCAGTGTCTTTGGATTCCTGCTGAATAGGTTTCGGTGCAGCAATTGTGACATTTCGTGCAATGACGTTTTTGGGCAATGGCTCATCGACCCATTTTCCCTCGTAAATCTCACGGGCATAGAAACCGTCTTTGTCGAATTCGTCAAGGCGAACCCAATGGTCGGCTTCCCAGGTCCTTTGAGCGATTCCGTCTGGATTGATAGTAACCATCACACGTTCATCGTGTGCGTTGTTTCCCCAGTGGGTTTCAGAGTCATTGCCAAACTCCTGAATGAGAAGTTTCCTTGCGAGTTCTCCATCGGTCAGTGCAGCCAATTCTTTGATTCGTTTTGTGTTCATATTTTTTCTCCTTTTTCTGTAAACAAAAAAGGCAGGCCCATCGTGGTGATGAGTCTGCCTAGTTGTATCAGTTTGTGAATTGTACGAGCGCTGAAATGCGCAGATGCTATCTATCGTACATTCACAATTTTACCGGCATCGCAAGCAGCGTCAAGCTGTAGCAGCGGCGTCAGCAGTTGCTTTTTTGGCTTCCGTGTATGCTTCGTAAGCCGCGTGATATTCACTCAGCTTAATCTGCGTAACGGTGTCTGGAACCTTGGTGCTGCGAGTTGCATATTCGCAGGAATAATATCCGTAGATATTTCCCTGCTCATCATCCCACAGCTCCGTAGTGATGCGGCCAGTACCGTTGAAGTCGGCCCACCAGAACTGGTTGGCAAGGAATTTCTTGCCGTTCACGTTCTTACAGACCTCATCTTCCCACAGGCAGTTCATGGGCGAACGCTGTTTGAAGATGACAAAACCGTAAGGGTCACGGCGTTTCATGACCTGAGATTCGTATTTGGCGAGCAGCTCCGGCTTCAAATCAACAGTCAGTCGGTCATTTAAAACATACGAGAGCTTCTCATCAGGGAAATATTTGTCGAAGAACTGCTTTGCAATTTCAATGAAATGCGCTTTTTCCTCCTTTGTCGCGAAATAATTCTTGTAGAAAGTGGTGCCGGGATTTACCTTAAATGCCATTTCAACCATTGCCATTACTCCTTTTCCATTTGGATAGTCCAGCCGTTCACATCGGAATAAACCGCATAGAGCAGCGTTGCGAAATTGTAGCCTCCGTCATACAGCGTATAGCGAAGGGAGATGTTCAGCGCAAGAGTCCGTTCCTTGACGACGCCATCGCAATCGAGATAGCTGAACGTCTTTGTCGGATTGGTAAACCATGCTTCACGTTCTTCATTGAACTTATCTTCATCGTATTCCACGATTTCCTTGAAATACGAATCGAACGTGACGAGCTTGACTGACGAGAAGACATCAGCCATCATTCCGCACTTTTCAATCAGTTCATCAGGCCATTCGACCTTGATGATTGCTGCGCCGTTGTCTTTCAGCTCTTTGTGAGGGCTGAGCGAAACGTTATAGCGCTCACTGAGAAAGCCGAACAGCCAGGACCAATCGATAGTTTTCAGGAAACTGGCAGCTTCCTTGGCGTCCATGAAAATTTTGATTTCTTTACGTGCCATGATATATCTCCTCACTATATTATTCGGTGCCGAATTTAGCCCACGCTTCTTCGACACTCATGTGATAAACCGCCTTAAACTGTTCTTTGAAATACGCATTGAACAATTCCCGGTGGTGAGGGCTCATGATGACTTCAAGAGTAAAGTCGGGGTCGTCAGTAGAACTGTTGCAGTAAGATACATAGGCATGAATGGTATCGTCCGGATGCCAGTCAATGTACATGTTAATCCAATCTGCATTTTCTTCTGAGTTCAAATCAAGGCCAAATGCCATATCAGCATCAAACCAGATAGGAACATAGACGTTAATCCAACCGTCGTAGATAACTTCCGCTTTGCCGTCGAGCACAAACCGCATCAGCTCAGCAAAGTTCTGCACCACAATCGAATCTTGAGTGCAGAGGTCATGAACCAACTCATTGTGAGTCATTATGAAATGCCTCCTTGTTATTTGTTTTTTTGGTTTTATTATTTTTTGAAACTGTCGAAGAACCGAATCATCTCGCGGTTTACACCGACTGCGGATTCGGATTCAGGATACAGTGCTGCAAAAGCATGAACGGTTTCCTTCTTGGAAACAAACCCGTAATCGTGGTGAACGCGCTCGTTTTCGAGGCATTTCTTAAACCCAAAAGTCTGTTTCTTGAGAAAGTCCTTTTTCCCGGTGCAGATATAGCACGGGGGGACGAGTTTGGAATAGGTCTCAGGCTTGATGAACTCAGCATAACTGTGATTCTTCCAGCCCTTAGACATATAGTAGTTCTGAAGCAAACCTACCTGGCCCTTGTAGATGTAATACATACCGCTCTGCAGGCCCATCGCGTTGATGACGAGCTTCTTGGCTGCCTCGGGTACGTTCTCTTCCAGCTCGTCCTCTACCGGCTGCATCTTGACAGGATAGCGGAGAATAGAGCTTGCCATGCAGGCAAGGAATGCGCCAGCGCTGTCGGCTACTACAAAGACCTGATTCAAGTCACCACCGAAGTCTTCAGCGCATTCAGCTACAGTAGCAAACGCATTGATGACATCAGTGATTTGACCAAAGATGTTGGTTTCAGGGACCAGACGGTAATCCGGTACAAAGGTGAGATAGCCTTCCTTAGCGAGCCAGGTTGCCAGGTTCTGATTCTGTTCTTTCCGGCCAGCAATCAAGCCGCCGCCATGGATATCGATGATAATCGGATGCTTTTCGGCATCGTTATCCGGGCGATAAACGTCCATGAAAAGATTCTGCTTGCCGCAAATACCAATCTCAGTGGCAGTTATGCCTTCATGAGACATAACAGGCTGAGACTTGATGATTTCTTCTACATGGGTGCGTTCTTTCTTGGTGGCGGCATTGATGAAATTCATGTTAAAAACTTCCTTTCAAAAAAATGATAAAAATAAAAGCGGCCGCCAATCTATAAAAAATGAGATTAGTGGCCGCTTGGGTGTTATTGGAATTCAAATGTGTATTGGGTTCCTCTTTCGGTTTTGACAAAAATTCTGCTTCCTGCAAAGCCAATAGCTTTTACTGTGCTGGTACGCAGGACGTCTTGTTGTTTTGGTGTTGTTGTTTTGAATACGAGTGGCTGCCCACTTGACAGCTCAAGAGTTCCGACCCGTCCAATGAGCGGAAGAACTCTTGCGTTGAGACTCGTGGTGCTGTGAAGCACACAACTGCTGTTAATCCGCATCATTGTCCTCCTGATATGAACTGGTCAGATATCCACATCCGGGTACTGATTCAACACATGATTGAACCTGTTATCCAGATGTTCATCGTTTTCGTCCCGCTCGGGATAATTAAACTTTCCTTCCTCTTCTGCTGCATCCCCCAAACGTTCCATGAGTGCAATGACGCTTTCGAGCCAGGCGGAAGCCTTGCCAAACGTGTCATCCTCTTTTCTCTTGGCATAGAGCATGTCAGAAACTTCTTCGAGAGCCATTTTCTGCTGGTACAAAGTATTCCAGTTGATGTGCTCTACAGCGGAACGCAGGGGAGTTAAGTGTTCTGTTTCTGTTACAGTGTTCGTTACGGTCATCTTTTTATTTCTCCTTGTAGTGTTTAGTTACGATAAACGTCAGCAAAGCACCGCAAAATTCCAACAAAAAAAGCAGACCTCCAAACGGATAGTCTGCTTCTCAGAATTGTGAAATTATAGCGTATGTGTGCTGTTATCTATCATACAATTTTTATTGTATGCGTTTCGCACGAATACGCAATAACTATTTTTTAGAATTAAGAATCGGAATTTTCCGAACTGTTGCTGTTATCATCGGAACTGGACTCAGCGTTTTCGTCCGCCGTGGAATTGTCACCAGATTCAGCGTCGGTGTTTTCTTCCGCGCTTGTATCCTGTTCGACAGTCGAATCACTGTTGACTGATGCGTATGTACCAGTCAAGATGACGGGAACTTCACCATAACCCAGATAACCGCTAATCAGGCTGCCGGAATTTTCGACTAGGTACTTGGTTTCTGTCATGTTCGGGAACAAGTAAATATCCTGAATCGTAGTGCCCTTCACATTAGCGCTGTCAAAGGTATCGTTGCACGCCGCAACAACACTATACCCGTCATAGTTCCAAACCAGATAGAAGTTCTTGCCGCCAATTTCAACATCATAATCTGCATCTCGGAAATCTTCAAAGGTACGATACTGCTTGCTGGAATTGAAAGCGACAGAATCGTTGTTTGTCCAGTAGAGACCGGACGGATTGCCAAACAAACCATACAGGAAGTTGAACTGTTCCTCCGGCTCTCCGTCGGTCGGATAGCCTTCGAGTTTATCCGGGGTGACAGACGAATAATAGAGACCGTCAAGGAACGCATCACCAATATCGATACCGTCGTCATTGGCTGCACGACCGTCCAGCATCAAGGTCAGTGAACCACCGTTATATCCAATCGGATAATAGTCACAGCCGTCATCCTTGCTGGCAGTGTGAATGGAAAAATCACTGATTTCCTTTTCTACGCCTTCGCCTGTGGATTCTGCATTGATTTCACCAATGACTGTATCACCGTTTTCAAGTTCGTTCAATTTCAGATATCCCTTTACAGGCAAATCCCGTACATCCTGTAATGCAACGTCCGTGATATCCAGTGTCTTGCCGGTATCAACGCTGCGCAGCGAATAGAACTTGCTGCCGTCATCGTAAGACAAAGGACTCTGCCCCATCGGAATACCGTCCGGCCAGGTAGTGTCAGGATTGTCCAGCGTGCCGGGCGTGAAATCCGGGAGATTCGACAACAAAGACCAGGCATTGATGGGTTCCGGGGTCGGTTCTGCTGTCGGTTCCGGCGTTGCTGTGACGGCAGCCTGTGCTGCTTCGGCGCTTGCCGCTGCGGCCGCCTGGTCTTTCCGTTCCTGAACCACAGCTGTGGCGCAGCCGGAAAGTGTCACGGCGAGTGCCATGGCAGCTGCGGTGATATTGATAATCTTTTTACTCATACGTGTTTTGCCTCCTTATGTTTGCGGTTTTGCGGCTATTGAAGATTTTTCGTGGTTTTATTACTTTTAATTCATACTACACAAACAATATGCCAGAATTTTTTGCAACAAATTTGCATTTACTCGCCGTTATTGAGTTTGCGTTAGAGTCTTTGTATGTTGTTGCTTTTCCGTCTTTAGAGCCAGCTATTCCTTGCATTATATGAACATGCTTTCCAACAAGAAATATGCTTCCTGGATAGTTACGGTTCATGTTTCTGTATGTTGGATGGTGCTCTTTAACTTTAAGCTTGCAAACATCATTCGGATGCTCTTTGCGAAATTCTTCTAGGCTGGCAGCTTCTTGTTCCGTTGCTTTATGCCGATTTATAGCAACCGCCTTATCATTGAGCGTGTACACGCGGTTCATATTTTCATTGTTTAACGCTCTTCTAGCATGGCGGCGAAACTGTTTCAGCTCATACGGCATATGATTGTTGATATTGCTATCACAAACATCACTCGGCAAAACAGAACAAGCAATGCAGTAAGCATCGAGCCAATGGTCTTTACTTACACCGTGCGTTGCACGATAGTCATGGGTGCTCTTTCCTGCTGTCACAAAAAAGTGCTTTGGAAATAGCACACTCAATTTATTTGTCAGTGCCGGAATGATTTGATTCAATACACTCAAAGCGCCGTACTTTTTGTTAAGTCCAACTTTTTCTTCGGCAAGTTTCTTTTGCCAGGCAGCATCTTTATGAACAAGGTTATGATGCTCCGCGCATAGACCAACGATATTGGCAATGGTGTTGCTGCCATTCTCGGATTGCGGCACTACATGGTGGTAATGGTCGATGGGTTTATCACAGAACAGGCAATGGTGTTCCTGCATTTCAGAAACAGCATTTTCAAGACTCCCTTTTTGGTAGAGTGGGCCTTGTTGGTACTGCCATTTCTGAATGTCAGGATTATCAAGCCGCATGAACGCAAATTTGTTTACTTCAAGCACAACATCACTGATAGGAAGGAACTTTTGAATTTTTCTCACCAAATTGATGTGTGTTTGGAGCAACTGATTCGCGGTAGGCGTAAGCCATCCTTCCGGTCTTGTGCGATTGGTGTACTTTGCTTCTTTGTTTTTAATACCAATGCAGAGTACATCTTTCTTATAACCCGGAAGGCGACCTTTGATGATGCCAATTTCTTTTGCACGTTTGCTAGGATTCTTACTTTGAGCAGTATCTTGCTTCACGCACTTCTTAGAAATGGTGCCATTTGCCTTAGCTCTCCGCTGACGGCGACAACGTCTGCCGTTTGTGCGTCTTGCACGGCGGGCTTTTTTACGGTCTTGCATCAATTTTGGAACCTCTTTGTTGCGAGTTTCCAGATGTGCCGTAAAGACTGCCGTTCCATTTGCTTTAACAACGGCAACGCCGATATTGGTTCTACCAGGGTCAATGCCTAAATATAGGGGCTGCACTACATCATTGGTTTCATACAGCAGTTGGATGGTAAACGGTTTTGCTCTTACGACTCGTGCTTTCTGCTCTTTAAGCAGGTGGCGCACATGTCCGCCGCGAGTCGCAGGCATCAAAGGTTTACCGTCTTTGTTAAGTACATAAACAGTGGACATATTCGCCACCTCCTTTACGATAAATCTCTCCTGCCGAAGCAGGAGGTTGTGTTTCCCTTGGCTAGATGACGCCTTCGCATGGTTGCAAGCTGGGAAAACCGTACAAGTGCAGCTCGTCATCTTGATGTACAAAAGTACATCCGCCTGTGATATTGAAGGAACTTAGTGGGATGGGGTCATTCCACTAAAATTCTTCAATACCCCTAATGCCGAGGAGTGAGAGACCCACCATGCCGATAAGCAAAGTGAGGAGTCCAAGTCCAAAAGCAAAGGCAATATATTGAATTACGTCGATGAGTTTAAGCCATTTTGCGACTGCAGCGCCTAAAACAATCAACAGGCCAAAGCAGCCGGTCAGATAAATGAGCAAGCCAAACTGTGCAGTTCTGCTAAAAAAGGATTCAAGTGTTTTCATGATAAACTCCTTTCATACTTTTTATGGTATACGATTCGCAAGAGCCTGCAACAGGAAAATAAAAAAAGCTGCCCAACCGAAGCTGGACAGCCTATGTATGATTATGTATTATCGTCTGTTATCTCGTTCTTGTCTTCTGTGCTCACGTTCCTCGTATTCTTTTTTCTGATACTTGAGTCGTTCATTCAGTAGGAAGGAGTTTTCATCGCGAGTCATTTGCAGTTTTACCTCGTACCAGCAGCCGTAAAGAAAGGCTGCCAGAATGCAGAAGCCAACGATTTTGACTAAGAGGTTGAAAAGAACGTTCACAATAACCGGGAAAATATAGCCGATGGCTTTGGCGATAAGCAGGATGAGCCCACCGAAGACAACGATTTTTGCGATTGTCTGAACAACGGGCGGGAAATCGCCCAGGACTTTGGAAATGGTATCGTTGATTTTGGTGATGATATTAGTGTTTTTGCCACCGTTGTTATTATTTTCTGCCATGTCGGTTCCTCCTTTTTGTGCCAATTATAGCATATATCTGTACAAAACGCTATATCCCACATGAGGAATCTTGATGTTTAAGCAATAGCTCAACAAAAAAATGCCGCCACCCTTTCGGATGACGGCAAGTGATGTTATTTCTTCACGGGGATATTCTGGTCAAGAATAACATCGAAGTTGTAGTGCGGCATCTTAGATGCATCACCACCAGCAGCTTCGAGGGTCATGTAGAAGTCCTCGTCATTCATAGCCTGCACGAGAGTGTTCATCTCGTCGCAGGTATGTTTGAGCATAGGACCGCGCTTATTGCAGAACATCACAGCCGAAACAGGCTGAATGCCCTGTGCAACCATGCCATCCCAATGAGTCCGCAGCTCGGTTACAGACTTCAAAGTAGCAACGCCGCTCATGAAGTCATAAATCTTGCAGTGGGACTCGTCGATATGTTCCAGAACGTCGATACGAGTCCGGTTTGCGTACAGAGGGAACTGGAGTTCAACTTCATTCCCGGTGTCTGCAACCAGCCGATTTGCAAAATCCTGCGCATATTTCTCAAGAGTGAGAGGCTCGCTTTCGAGAGGCTTCACGTTTTCGGCAATAGCGTCGAAAATTTTACGCCATCCCTTGTCGCTCAGGTCGATATCCGACTTGTTGGCGAGGGTATTCAAGAACCCACGCGGCAGACCGGAAATATCAACAGCAACAACGCCGGTGAAAGCGTTGAAGGCCGGGTGACGAGCCTTGTCCCAGATGGTATCAAACTGAGCGGTGGCGATAACACGCTCGCCGAGCTGGATATCCAAGCCCTGCGTAAGCATGTTGTTCTGGTAGAAATGCTTCAAGTTATAGCCACCAGTAACAACACCTTTGGTCGCATCCGTATCCAGCTGACCACACTCAACCTTGACAGGAATCTCGTACCCATCATAGTCAACAGTGAAGTTCTTTTCCTTCTGCTTCTCCTTATACGGCTGGAAAATAGGCTTGACGAGCACATCGCACGTCTTGCCATTCGCCATATGGAAATCAGGAATCAGGATACGGGCGGGAGCAACGCCGGTAGCGTCAGGTGCCAAGTAATTGCGGTACTTGACACCAAAGTGCTCAGCCAGGCAGGTACGCAGCACGTTCAGGCTGGTGACCCGGCTCTCAGCGCAGCTGCCGTTCTTGGTCAGCATGGTGCTGGCGGTAGCCTTGTCCATCTCCACATAGATGATGGTAGAAGGAGCGCCAAGAGCCTTAAACTGCTCACGCATAACGACATCTGCCATAGGAATCTCTTCCTGCTCGGACATCGTCATGGTCGTGGCGAACGGGCCGTCAACGCGGTGATAGCTGTCCTCTCCAGGCTGCTTGGAAGCGATGAACCAGGGATACTTGTTGCGGGTGGCAACCAAAATGAAATTGTTCAGGCCAACGCCATGGATGCACAGCGGGCCCTCATTGCTGTGGCCGTTGCCAAACTGTAGGTTTTCCGGCAGCTTTTCCTTAGACATACCATTGCCCCAGTCGGCAATAACCACACCGATTAGGTTTTTGGCATGGCCTTTCACAATCGCGACCAAGATGTTAATGGCATCTTTGCAATTAGAGATGGCATTATCAACCGGCTCACAAGCGGCATCGCTCATGGGTAACTTCTGGCGCGAAATAGCGTCAAAGTAATGGTTGGTGATGCCGACGTTGAAAGTGACGTTGTTATTCTTCTTAGCCATAATATAGCCCCGTAACGTGGGGCTGCCGTGCTGCTCTCGAATTTATCTCCACAGCAATGTGAGCCCCATATATCGGGGATGTTATTATTCTTTTTTGTTGTTTGTTTTGCAGGAGCCGCTGGCGATATCAGAAATCGCTTCTTTGACAGCTCCGAAAACGTCAGCTGATTTCAGAAAGTCTTCGGCCAATCCTTTGATGTGGCTGTAATTTTTGAAGACTTTCTTGACAAGAAATGCGCCAGCGATTGATACTACTGCCAAAAGCAGCAGAAATTTCGCGGCATCGGTCAGTTTCACTTGCTCCAGCAGGAGCGCGAGTATCACACCATCTTTGCTCAGCTAGGTCTTAATTAGACCGTGAACGAATGAACCATAGTCAGCTGTATATTGTTTGGCTTTGGCTTCGTGGCTGCTGATGATGGCGTCTACTCGCTAAATTATGTTTCGAATCATGGTAAAGTCCTCCTTGAAGGTTTGTAATTGTTATACGGTATATAAATACGCTCTTAACGCGGCGTTCGCGTGCAGGAACATTTATATAAACACATTGACGCTGTGTACGCGTGCTATGTTGATTAGCATAGCAATTCTATATAATCAGCCTTTTCTTCGGCTGTCAGAAGTCCACATTCCGTGGGATAAATCTATATAAAACGCAGAAAATCTGCGGGAATCCTCAAAAAGAAAAAGGACAGAAACCCAATATGGGCATCTGTCCTTCTTCCAGGAGGTATATGAACTATGGCAAATCAATGATATCTCTGTTACATTATCTATTCTATGGGTGTCGCACACGCCGTCAAGAAGCTGTATAAACTTTTTTGAAAAAAGTTTGCACGCGTGTTAGTGGCTTTTTAGAATGTTACAACATCGTGCAAAGCCGTGCAACATTGTGTTTAGTTCTCCGATACAGAGCAAACAAAAGATACTGTACCACTCCAATCACCTGGAGTCAGATTTGCTTTCACCGTATAGTTCGAGGTGATACTGGCTAAGGCGTCGTCACGTTTCCACGTTGTTTTGGGTGTTTCCACTATTATCGGGAAATCGCAAAAAATGTCAAAAAGAAAAAGCCGTCCACCAAACGGTGAACGGCTTTCGTGACAATTTATACTGCGGCGAGAACTTCTTTCAAAGTCATTTTGTCAATGCCTGCAAATTCTACAGCGGCAGTAGCCCAAAAGAAATCGCTGGCGCGGCATTCGTCGTATATCGGGTCAAATTCGTTACATTCGGTTTTGATGTCGAAAAATTCTTCACGGGAGAATCGTTCACACGGAATCCCTGCATTCCTCTGTACGAAATCTTTAATTCCATCGGTCATAATGGAGCAGCCAATCTCAAGGGTGTCGTCCGAGAGGCTATCCCCATATGTGTTATATGATAGACCATAGTGAGATACATAGGTTGCGCGGCTTGCACCAGTATATTCGCTCTCGAGAAATTCACTAACAGTCTGCTCCAAAGATACCTTTCCATCTTCGTACAATTCACCAGAATAATCATACGGGCAATCATTGCTGCGCCATTCATAATGAGTGGGAATGGGGTTCAGCATTGCTGCCAAACTCTCCAAAAGCTGCTCTCTAATTACATCCTTCTGAGCAAGAAAAAGCGAATTCACATATTCTGCGATTTCATCTTCATTCTGCTTGATATAGTCGATACATTGTTGCATGCTTTCGGTAACAGGAGCTTCATGTGATTTCATTATTGATACCTTCTTTCTATTATTTTAGTGTACGCGATTCGCACATATTAGCAAAAGCCGCCCACCCGGTAAAGGGCAAGCGGCAAGAGGTTAAGATTTGATGTAAAGCGACGTACCCTTGAACGGATTCAAGAGACCGGGCTTGTACTTGGTGCGGACGTATTCTGCGATTTCAGCGTCCGGCATGGCGCTCAAGACATCAAGCCAACATTCAGCATTGATTGCCATGAGGCCACCCATGCCAAGAGCATTTTCACAGCGTTTGATGTCAGAGGCAAATGCGTCGTGAAAGTCACAGGACTCCGCAGCTTTTACGATGCGGTCGAAGTCATACATACCACAAGACCTCCTTACTGGCACATGGCCTTGAGGTCGTCCTCACTCAGAACGGGCACGCCCAGCGAATTTGCCTTATCCAGCTTGGAACCGGCAGCTTCACCGGCAACGAGATAGCTCGTCTTCTTGGAGACACTTCCGGAGACTTTGCCGCCATGCGCTTCGATATAAGTCTTGGCTTCATCACGGCTCATGGAAGGCAGTGTACCGGTAATAACGAATGTCTTGCCAGCGAGCGGCGCAGACTCATCATTGGCACCTGCCGGAGCATGGTAGTCAAGATTGACACCGGCATCATGCAAGGTATTGACTTCCTGCTTGAACTCAGCGCTGGAAAGCATCGCATCGAGCGCAGCATAGATAGCGTCAGAGAAACCGGGAATGTTGCACTCCTTGATGGTATCTACATTGAGCGTGGACAGTGTCAGAAGGTTGCCGTTCGTAGCCTTGCATTGAGTAAATAGCGCACGAGCAACATGACCGCCGATGAGACGGTAGCCAAGGCCCTTGAGGACGCGGTCGGCATTCTGCTCCTTGGACTTTTCGATGGCAGCAAGAACCTTCTTGGCAATCTTCGCGCCATACATGTTGGTCAGTTCACCTTCCTCCTCATAGAGCCAGTACAGGTCAACGGGGTTCTCAATGAACCGGCTGTCAACCAAGTCCTGAATCATCTGAGGACCAAGTCCCTTGATGTCCATGCAGGGTTTCGAGGCAAAGTGAATGACACGATTCACGGTCTTTGCAGGGCAGGTGTCGTTCGTGCAGTACAGGTCCACAGAACCATTGACGGGCGCGATAGGCGCACCGCAAACGGGGCAGACCTGTTTTGCCATGTCATAAGGTACAGCGTCTGCAGGACGCTTTTCCAGCTCCACCATCGTGATTTTCGGGATGATGTCACCGGATTTGTGCAGGACAATCGTGTCACCGATACGGATATCCAAAGTCTTGATGAAGTTGGCGTTGTTGAGCGTTGCACGCTCCACACGGGTTCCGGCAAGCTGGATAGGGTCAAAGACAGCAACAGGAGTGACGCGGCCGGTACGACCCGTCTGCAGCTGGATGTTGCGCAAGACAGTTCCCTTTTCCTCTGCGGGATACTTGTATGCAATAGCCCATTTCGGGGTTTTGGTGCGCTCGCCCATCTTCTGGCGAATGCTCAGTTCATCGACTTTGATGACTGCGCCGTCAATCGGGTAATCGATACCATAGCGTTTTTCCTCAATGTCGTGAATGGCTGCCAAGATGCTATCAATGTCATTGCAATGAGCGTAATAGGTGGTCTTAAAACCGCAGATGTCACGCAGATAGTTCAGCTGGTCACAATGATACGGGCTGAACTGTGCTGCATCACCATTGTTGACGCTCTGAACATTGAAAACGAACACCTGCAGATTGCGTTCCCGTGCAATAGACGGGTCAGCCTGACGCAGAGAGCCAGCAGCGCAGTTGCGGGGATTCGCAAAGAGCTTCTTCCCTGCTTCCGCCTGCTTTGCATTGGCTGCTTCAAAGTCCTTTTCCGACATATAGCACTCGCCACGGAGTTCGATTTTGCCGATACCCTTGGGCAGCTCGATGCTGCGAGGCAGGCAAGTGAGGGCTGCGACATTGGCGGTCACATCCTCACCGACATGGCCGTCACCGCGCGTCGAAGCCTGGGTCAGATAGGCAAGACCATCGTCAGAACGTTCGTAGACAAGAGACAAGCTCAGACCGTCGATTTTGCGCTCCACAGAGAAGGTCACATCGGAGTATTCAGCTTTCACCGAATCCACAAAGCTGCGGACCTCATCATCGGAAAACACATCAAGCAGAGAAAGCATCGGTACACGGTGTTCAACCGGAATACCGAGAACACGCTTGCCGCCAACAACCTGTGTAGGGCTGTCAGCGGTCACGAACTCAGGATGTGCCGCTTCGATATCACGAATCTCGTGCATCACGGAATCGTATTCCTCATCCGTTACAACCGGAGCATCCTGCTCATAGTAGGCGGCACTCCATTCTTTGGCTTTGGTGCAGAGATTATTATAATATTCCTTGATGGAAGAAATAGACATGTTGTTAGACATAACATTTTACCTCACATATGTATTGTTTTGTTTTTTTGTGAACCTCCCCACCTAAGCCTTACGGCTATAGACGGGGCGTGCGCTCTTAATAGTTCATCAAAGGGTAATGGTTTGAGATTCCGTTGTGGCCTGGCTGACATCTTCAATACCATCCACGAAAACTGTTGTTCTGATAAGGATACGGAAAGGGACGCCCTTTTGCCAGGTGGTGTTGGCACGGAGTTCATCCACCAGGCCAATCAGTGCCTGCATCTTGAGCATTTCGATGGTATAGCGAGTCGGAATCATGGTTCGGGTCGTCTCGAGATAAAAATGCCGATTTTTCTCATTGTATCCGAGAGAATCGTTCGTAACATCCATTTTTGCAACAACGGTGTAGTCGCTCTGCGGGACATCGTTGAACGGCGTGAGAGAATCATTGAGAATCTGCATGCGAGCGTCGAACTCTTTGATGATGCGAGCCTTCTCTTTCTCATAAATCTCGTTTGCCTGTCGAACCTGCTCCCGATAGCACTTCACGCACTTTTCTTTCGTGTAGAAGATGTTGACGGAAGTGCCGGAGCAGCAGCGATACCCGGTGTTGTCCAATGGGGCAATGACGGTTGAAGAAATCTTACCCCGATTTACCGGCCGAAAATAGACCGGAGAATAATAGATGGTTTTGCTCGTTTCTTTTGCGTCCGTTACAACAACCGGGGTAGGCTTGATGTTACGAACCGGCTTTTTGGTCGGGTCTGCATTTGCGCGATAATCGCAAATCCAAGCCATTTTGCCGATGACGTTTTCAAGACCTACGGCGTAATCGTACATACCGAGGTCGTTTGTCTGGCGTGGAGGATAATTTTCTCCGGAGCCTTTAATCATCAGCTTGACGCCGTTTTCTGTGAGATATTCGTTTAATTTCATATTTTTTCCTTTCTGTGATTTGTGGTTGAGTTCAGCGGGCGTTTGTGAGTACGGCAACAACCAGCTCCTCGTAGTCCTCGATGGCACAGTAGATGTCAGCGAAACCATAGGCGTGGCCACGGTCGTAGGCTTTTTGCCAGAGGATGGTTGCAGCCTTTTTGGAAATGCTGCGTTTCGTTTCGGCTTTGATGTCTTCCTGAATTTGAAGTTCGATAGCTTCCGAGATGTGTTCGATTTCTGCATTCTGCGCCTTCTTCAGCCGAGAGCATTCCGCATCCCAGGCTTTTTGTCGGCGAACGACCTCTTCCCTGTTCCAGCGCACCGATTTCTCTTCGTCGATGATTTCACCGTCTTTCGGGCGTTTAGAGTTGGGCCTTGTTGGTCTTTTCCAAGCAGTTTCGAGTCGGTTGCCAAGATTTGTCCATACGTTATCCATTATAACACTCCTTTTTTTGTACGCAAAAAGGCGAACCTCCCGGTGTGGGAAGTCCGCCTTAAAGCGAAGTGTGAATTGTACGAGCACACAGTGTGCTTAGTAGATGGTATCTATCGTACAAGCTAAATTATACGGGTCTCGAACGAAAGCGCAAGATTATTCATTCATTGCTACAGTCACCAAACAGCAAATTATATGCTTTTTCGATTTCAGAATCAGACATGGCCTTCCCTTTTTCTTCAATGCTGTGCAGAATTAGAGTCTTGTCGCTCTCCTCATCCGGCACGAAGCCAAGAATCACATCCAGCTTGTTGCGATTCTCGTCCTGTGCAAGATACTCTTTGATTTCGGACCACTGCGCATCACGCTGGTTCAGAGCGTCAACGTTCTGGACACAGAACGGGTACTCACTTTGCGGCATAGCACCGGAAAGGTATTTGGTATCGTCGCAATACATCTTGATAAGCCGGACAATATAGTTCCGCTCTGCTTTGGTTCTTGCAGTCAGAATGTTGCTTGCGCTCTGGTACTTGTAGTTATCCCCAACAGCTTCCAACGACTCTGCAATCTGCCGGAAACTCAGCATTTCGTTTGTAGCCTTGTCATGCTGCGACACGGTGGAAGCATAGTATCCTTGTTCCGTTTCGTTTGCTTCTACCACGGCAGCGAGATTCGAGTCAATATGGATGAGCCGTTCACTGTTATCCCCTTGCGCACGAATTGTGTTGTTCACTTTCGCAATCCAACTGTCAGTTTCCGTAGCATCATCGCCCGCATAGAGGTAGGTTACAATATCCGGGTTAGTAGGGTTCGGAAGCTCCGCACAAGCCAAGGTCAGATTCCGTCCGTATTCTTTTGCCTGGAGATACATGTTCGGATAATCGTCTTGTATTGTCTGAGCGATTGCCTCAACCTCGGCCTCGTCTTTTTCAATGACAAGACCGACAGTGGCTACCTGCTCTTCAATGTTGAGCTGCTTCAAAATATCCTCGAGGTCGAATACAATAGCTTCTTTGTTGTTTGTATAGAATCGGATTTTCATAGATTTTCCTCCTGGCAACAATAAAAATGGCAGGCCCTCGGTTGGAAGGTCTGCCAAAAAACAGTTTGAGAATTGCAAAAAAGGTCATTATGCGGCTTTGATTGCTGCGTTAATCACCGTATACGCAATATCCAGAAGCCGAAACGCAAGGACTTCAAAAGATAATGCTACCAGCAAAAAGCAAAACACAAATTTTTGTTTGTTCTCACCCTGGAAATAGTACATTCCAAAGCAGGACGCGATGAGAACGCAGAGAAACACAACGACCCAAATAATATCAGCCATTGTCCTGATTTTGATTTTGCTGAGTTGGCGGGGTCTTGACTTCAGCAGGAGCATTCGGAGTCTGATACTGAACATTCTGGCTCGGCTCTTTGGGAGTTTCGGGGGCCTGGTACTGAACAGTACTGGGGTTGTTCTGCTGTTCGGCTTTCTTTTCCTCATATTTGGTCTTGAGCTGAGAATAGGAATAGCCATCCTGCGGGATACCGTGATACTCATAATGGCCGAAAGCAAGAATCATGTTGAACACCGGATTCAGAAGGCAAAGACCAATCGTGAAACCAATACCTTCACCGAACGCAACAGCTTTCTTGTAGTTGGTAATAGCACCGATGATGAGAGCAACAACCAGGAACAGATTGCCGAGCAGCGGGATGCCAGACAAAAGGCTCAGCACGACCGGAATCAGAAACAACCAGCCGTTCCCCCAGTAAATGTTGAATTCGATGTAGTTGCTGTAGAACGGGACGATGGATGCCCAGCCAGGCTGCCCGGCCTTCTCAAAAATTTTCCAATTGGCGACGATTTTGAGCACAAAATACGCTATCACCAGAAGAATCATCGTATAGAGCATACCGCCCAATAGATTAAGAGCGCTGTAAGAATTATACATTTTATATCCTCCTCTTTCGGCATATGAAGCCGGATTATTCCTTCACTAAGTTCTTTGCCTGTCGCTGCCGCTCTGCAAGTTCTTTGCCGCGTCTGACCAGTTCCGCATATTGCTCTTCGGTCAGCTTGCGAGGCGGCTTGATTTTGACCCATTTCTTGGGCATATCTGCCTCCATACACCAGTCCTCATCCCGCGTGATTTTAACAGCATCAGGGTATTCTTTGGCAAGCTCTTTTAGCTGTTCCATACGAGCTTTGTTGCAGGTGTAGTAGGATGCTTTCTTCTCTGCATCATTGAATGTGATGATGGTTTCGCGTTCCCAGGGTCCATCAGATGCCTGCGTGGCCACTTTTTTATCGGGCATGATTTTTCTCACCTCAATCGAATAAAATTGCCGACATAGCAGGCCCTTCGCAGATATACCCGCTCGCCTCGGCCCATTTCGGCGTCATGAGCTTGCCATTTGCTTTCACAAGCACCATCTTCCGAGCAGAGGTATTCAGGAATTCCGCCGGAGCCCAGTTATTTCGCACAACGACGACAGCATCGTCGTCCGCGTTCTCAAGCATATGCTTCAGCTCTTTTACCGTCACCGTGTCACCTCCCGTTCAACACATCATCCAGTGCCTGCAAGAAAACTCTGGATTCCTCATTGATTCCGCCGCGACACAGAACTTTCGCAATATCATCAAATCCTACCAGGTACATATTTTCTTCACCCATATACCCTTGCGGCCAGGGAACCGCATAGTAGTTGTGCGGAAAAGAACTTGTGTCATAGCCGACCACAATATATTTCTGGTCTGCAACATTTTTCACCGTCAGGATAGTCCCAAGCGGTAACGCGTCTTTCATTGAATGAGTAGTTGCAGGCATGATTCTCTGAATTTTCAAAACAGCACCTCCCTAATTTTCATTTTATGAGAGTCGCACATTTGTGCAACAAAACTAAAAAACAAAAAAGCGGCCGCTCCAAAAGGAACGACCGCAAAGATACGAGTCAGATATTATTCATGGGAATCAGCTTTCCTGAAATCAGAAAGTTGATTCTCAGTGGAACACTGCACGAAAGGAATTCCCTTGCGCGGATTCACAAAAACGTCTGTGGTAGCAAACGCATTGCCAAAACTCATGTCACAGAAGACGACGTGAGAACTTTCGTCACCAGATGCACGGGGTGCAAAGCTGGTACATGCAAACCAATCCAATTCATCCTGCCCCTGTTCATCATAAAGATAAATGACGGGAGCCGGAATGTCGGACGTCGGCATAGCCAGTGAGCCAACCTGCATTTCATTGACGCAGAGGTCGATGGGTGGGTTCCCGTTCTGATAATCCCATTTGGGGTATGACTGAGCCCTGATGGTGGTGTCGCCATCATCTACCTCGATGCCAAGAGCAGCGATATCGAATGGAATACCGAGCTTCTCCTTGATTTCTTCCGGGGTGAAAGTTAGGAGCTTACCGTGTTCGCCTTGGATGTAGAGCTTCATGGCTTACTTTTCCTCCTTTTTCTTGTCGGCGTTCAGAATCTTTTCCAGAACGTCGTTATAAAAATCGTCAAGGAACAGACCGGTTTCTTCATCCGCTTCCGGAGCAGTGAAAACACCGTCTCCTTCAGCTGAATCCTGTACAGCGTCGAAGACACCGATTGCGCCCCGAAGTTCATCGGCCAGAAGGTCATAGCCGAGGTCCTTCACTTTTGCCGACAAGTCAATCAGCAGCATTTTCTGCCGAAAGAACTCGTTCATATCCAAGCCAATGTAGGGGTTCGCTGCGGTATTGCTTTTCTGAGACTTTACTTTGAAAATACCCCAGTCAAAATTGCTGTCTGCGCCGTACATATACCCGGATGCGAGGCAGAAGCCTTCAGCAGCACTGTCCTCAACGTTGATACCAACTTCATAATCGCTGCCGGAATCTTCATCCAGGTTAATCGCAGAGCCTGTTGCCTTTTCGTACTCTGCCTCAATGTCAGCTTTCATGGCTGCCAGCAGGGCGTTGAAATCGGTGTTCTGGGAAAGCAGATTCATGTTTTCGCCTTCCTGGTTTTTAATGAGAATGTACATAGTATTTACCTCCTAACAATCAAATCATGCTATCAGACAATTTGTCGATAGCTGCCGTGATGGCTTCGTTTTCCATCTGAGTAATACGCTCAAACAGATGAGACCAGTCGATGGCATCATAGACACGCTTGACAAACGCATCATAGGTGCCACCGGCCTTCATCATTTCAATTTCAGACTCATAGCAGCCGGACTCCTCAAGCATGAACTTGATATCGTCGGTTGGGTTGATTTGTATTGTTGCTTCGTACTCATTCATTTTAATTATTTCCTTTCTTTTATACGCAAAAAGGCGAACCACCCAAATGGGAAGTTCGCCTAAAGCGCATTGTTAAGTGTGCGAAGAGCAGGGTGCCTTTTCGATAACTGTTATCTATCGTACATTTTTGATTATAGGCCGTTCGCATAAATCCGCAACAAAAAACCGCCACCCAAATGGGCAGCGGTAATGAAAAATTAAATTTCAGCGCAGAACATCGCGAGTTTCTGCCACAGCAAATAGGTGCTGTATCTCATGCGTACCTTTTCAGGAACACCAGTAACCAAACACCATTTGTGAGCAGTGGCTTTGATGCGTGGAATCTGCCTCTGTTCGGCTTCGGTAAACGTCTTGCTGTATAGTCTGCGACGGCGTCCGGAATTCCAAAAGGCTCCTTCTATCGTTTCGCAAATCAGAGCGTACGCCAAATAGCTTTGGGCTTCTTCGTGAGTCAATGTAACCATCGTTTTCATGGCTGTCACCCTGCCTTTCTCTCATTGCGAGCCATATGCAGCGCATAATCAAGCGCGTCAGGGTCATCGGCCAAGAATTTGGCTTCCCGAATCGTACCAAACTTCGGGTGCTTCACGATTGGATATTTATCAAAGACTTCCCGTTCCTGAATGAGCGTGCCATTCTTGTATATTACCTCAACGTTATGGGACGGAACCGCGTAATGACGGATGCGGTCACATTCGCCCTTATAGTTGATAGGAGTGATACAGCCGATAGGCTTTCTCTCTTCCATCCCTGTAACGGTGACTAGAAAAGCCTTAATGGTTCGAGCTTCGTCTTCCATATTTTCATCGTAGTACTTGAATGTATTGAACATCGAAGTACCTACTTTGTAAGCATCTTCTTCGAGACAAAGATACGTTCCGTTGTAACGGCAGAACCAGAGCATTGGCACTGCTTTTCCAGTTTCCTGTGCTTCTTTTGCATAGCGCTTGAAAATCTTTATGTCCAGCTTGAAATCCTCGGTGTAATGCTTCACCGTGCTTTTCACGATGAGTTTCAGGAAATCACAGATGGAAATAGCGGTCATAGTCATATTGGAAGTCATAATAAAATCTCCTTTTTAGTCAACCATAACTTTAGAAATATTCATGTCATAGCGGTTAAATTTAGAAATATAGTCAAAAATGGTATTTACTTGAGCTTTTGTTGCGGTTTTGGTCTCATCCATATCGAGGAATGTATTGCCCATCGAAGGATTACGAATGGCAATCCAACCGCGTTTATATAGGAAATCGAGACCCTTGCCGCTCCAGTCATACGCCATATTGAGAACTTCATGGTCAGAAAGACCAAACGCTTCTCGATTGCGCATGATGATGCGGCCAGCCAGGGCAGCGTGCTCGCCAAACTCGCAGGCATACCAGGTGCCATCGGGAGCAATCAGACCATATTCGGTCAGCTGATGCTGAATGGGTCTATCACTGATATAGCTGTTGTACAGTCGCTGACGGCGTTCAACGGATGTGCCTTTCATGTTTGCTTCAATCCAAGAGGCAAGCTTGGTCCAAAAATCGGTTTTGTAGAATTCCGGGTTGGATTCCTGCTCAGGAAGCGGTTCGCCATTGAATTCTGCAACAAGGTCTGGGTGGGTAAAAAGCCATGCACCGTTGTTGAATGCATCAGAATAACCCGTTTTCCCATAGAGGAAGCACTTGATACCGTCATAGCTGCAATCGATATAATGATGTTTTGCATTGAACATGAGCATTGTCATCGACAAGTTCAAACTCATTGACACCAACAAGTTTTTTCCGGCCTTCGATAATGTCCTGGCAAACATGCCTTTTTTCTTCCTCGTTGCCACCCATCATGCAGGAGAGCAGCAGCTCCTCACACTTTTTATACGGTTTGTCCATATTCCAGAACCAGTCACGTGCAATGGCGGTGAGGAACTCACCATCCATACTGAAATGTAGTTGTTCACCCATGTTGGGTAACCTCCCCAATTGTTATGTGTTGTTCTCGACAAAGTCTTCGCATTCCTCGCTGGTCAAAACCACGCCGAAATAGGCAACACGCTTGACGGTGGTTTCCCACACGCGAACGGTGCGTGCCATTGGCTGAACGACCCAGGAATGACAGCGCCAGAGCCCGTCTTCGGAAAGAGCATAGCCCGTTGCAATAAAGCACCGGTCTTTGTTTTTATACCAAAGCCGTGCAGAATTGTAATGGCACTGGCAATCCTGGCCTTTCCTCATATAGCTGCTGCCATAAAAGAACCGGCCGCGTTTGAGGATTTTTGGGGCGTCTTCGTCAAATTCCGTCATGCAGACTTCATCCCCGCCAAATGTGAGGATTTTGTCATGCAGCTTCTTCATAGCATCGAGCGTTTGAGTATCGAAACCAGAAGAGGTGTTGTAAATCTGGCTTTTGGTAAGCCGCATTTTCCAATCCTCGTTCATTGGGTTCCAATGAATCGGCGCAGGCATCTGGCTTGCGGTGAGAATGGGGTGCTTAGAACTATTCCAGCCTTTCATTACAATTTCTCCCTGATAGAACGCAGACAGCTCAGGATTTTTGCATACAAACGGTAACGATTTTCGCCGCTCGGTACAAAGTCACCAAGCTTTTTGGAAATGAGAAGTTTATCAAATACCTCCATAATATCAAAGACGGTGAACAGCTTGTATTGTGCATTTATATGATTCACACGGAACTCGACATCTTCGACAAGATGCCAATATTCCATGCCGTACAGCATCGCGCCGCTTTCATTGTCTTTCCGTTCCCGCTCCTCATCTGCATCATCGCAAACGATGCAAATACCGTTTTCGTCGAGATAGTTCACGAAGACGTCGCAGATATCGAAGGCAACAGAACGGATATCGGAATTTGCCTTCACCTCAGGTTCATGCTGGACGGCTTCAACTTTGTACTCGATACTGTCGTGACGAAGTGACTCTTCGATACCATCAAAAACGATGTCCGCGTAGTCTTTATCATCCCGACACGCTTCGAAAATGTTTTTGACGGATTCGATTGCCTCTTTGGAATCGGAGCTTCCCTCAACAGAGGACTCCAAAGGAACCAAGGCAACAACTTTGTATTTATTCTTCATGATTTTTTCTCCTTAGTTTAACAGGATGCCGCAGCATTTGTTCAAGGCAAGTGCGCTTGCAGCGAGAGCAGCAACCTTCTCAAAGGTAATGCTCTCCGCAATTGCACAGACGCTCATAACAATGAGCAGAACAGCTGCCACAGCAGATACTATTACTATCTGACTCTTGATGCCGGTTTTCATGAGTTTTTTCTCTTTCTGTTTATGCCCTTATCGGAGCATATCAATGATTTTCCCAACCAACTCATCATTGGTCACGAACTGATTGCGTCCTTTAGCGCCGAGCGATACAGAGGAGTAATCCTTCATATCGGCGGCATAGCGAACCAGGTTCTTGTCAGACAAGGGCTGATAGCAACTCTTTTCAGTGCTGACGTAAACGCACTTATTGTTGAGAACGTTCTGAATGTGGCCAGAGCAGCCAACACGCTTACCGTTGATGATGATGTTGTGTAGGTTATGGGTTAGCATAAGGTCTTTGCTTTCGGTTTCTTTTACCTTTAACTGGTTCAAGAGTTTTCGGGACAGATAAACGGTTGCTTTCATTGTGACTTCCTCCTAATTCAAATGAAGTATTTGTAAGCGGCAGTTAAGCGTTTGCGGTACAGGTCTAACGTGGTCAGCCCTCCTGCATAGACTTTGCGGGAAGAGATTATCACGTTGGTTCCTGCTTCCATATGGGAGAAGAACATCGAAAGGCAATCTTCCAGGCTGTCGCTTGTAGTGAGAGTTTCGTACACCGGATATGAGTATTTGGCGGCCTTGCTGTATGTGCTATTGAGCTCATACACGAAGAACATCACCTGTCCCGTAACGGTGTTGGGGTCATAGCCATTGCCATAACACCAGTTGAAAAGGTCTGTCTTTCGGCTATAAGTCCATTGCAGGAGTCCATAGCCGCCATCCGAAGGGTTTTCGGCCGAGGCTTTAAGACCGCTTTCCATCGACATGCAGCCCATCACTGCGGCAGTACCGGCCTTTGAAAGGCCAGCGGACCGCAGAGCTGTGTAGATTTCAAGCTCATTGTCGTTGAGATTATCTGGGATTGTTTCGGGTTTCGGTTTGGCTTCTTCGATGGCTGCTTCTGCGGTCTCAATCCGTGGTTCCGGTTCTGCAGCATCGGAAGATTCGACCTCAGCAGTTATAATTTCCTCCTGCGCTTCTTCGGAAGTTTCCGTTATCGGGAACGCTTTATCGAGCTCATTCACCGTTTCAATGGGAGTGGAAAAAGCGATAGGTTCGGTTTTGGGAGCTATGTTTTCCTCTGCGTGTGCAGGAACAGAAAGCATAAAACCCATGCAGGCGATGATGGTAAAAATACACATCACCGCGACGACAACCAGGACATGCTTGTTCCGAAAAATGCTGTTATTATTCTTTTCGACTTTCATTTTGTGACTCCTTTTTTGTGTCTTTTCCTTGTAGCGGAAGATTGTGATTTGAGATTTGTGGTTTGTTTTGAATTCCTCCTTTTTCTGTAAACAAAAAAAGGCAGGCCCATCATGAAGATGAGTCTGCCTTGAATGAGAACAGAATTATGAATTGTACGAGCACGCGGTGTGCAAAGTAGATGTTATCTGTCGTACAACTTTAATACTATGGAATTCGCAAGGATGTGCAAGAGCTTTTGATGTGCTTCTTTTTCAGGCTTCGTTAAGCCATTTCTGAGTGATATCCATGATTTGATTCTGAAATTCCGGGTCCGGCAAGGTTTTGCTGTCTGCCCAAATTGAGTTACGGACGATTGGGTAATCGTACACGACGCCGTCAACGATATAGGGCCAAAGAACAACTTCGCCGCCCACAAGCCAGAGCTTTTGGACTTTGACAGGCTTCGCGTATCTTGTGAGCCAGCATTCACTGGTCACGACAGAATCCGCCACATATTTCTGTGTTTCTTCCTCAGTTAAGAGATTCGGGTCTTCGTCCTTGATGTTGTACATTCGGACAATGAACGGTAACGGCATGTCCTTGGAGTATTTTTTGTTCTGACGCAGCTCAGCGAGCAGGAATTTTGAGACAAAATGCGCAATGCCGATGCTGGTCAGGCAGTCGTCAAGGGTATGCCCAAGACAAATTCTTGGGATTTCCTGGTCCTCCCCTTTCATCCGATTCGTTGGTATCTGCGGAACAACATCGTCCGGCAGGCATCCGGTGTCTGCCATGATATGATAAAGAATCATTGATGTTTCCTCCTGAAATAAAAAAATAGCAGGCCCTCAAGAATCGAGAGTCTGCGTTGTTCGCACGATGAATCATTCATTCGAGTGTGTTTTTATCGTGTAGTTGATATTTTGTTTGGCTTGTACACGTAGCCAGTCCAAACAGACATCGTTCAGAACGTCTTGTCGTCAGGAACTAGCAGATACATCCAGGACTGTGGTGCTCGCTTAACGCCGAGCTCTCGCAGCGACATATCCATAGATTGGACATCAGAAACGTTCCAGCAATAAAGAGTGCCGGACTTATTGCCGTATGCAATCAGCTCATTTGCGGTAAGGCAGCTGTCCTTCACGAATTGAGCGGTCTTTGCGGTCACTTCCGTACCAATAGCATATGCCGGAAGCTCACGCAGGCAATCGAGTGTATTGATGTCACGGCAAACAAATGCGGCAGTCACTTTTCCAGCACCACCGTTAGCTTTGGTTTCGTAGCAAAATACTACAAAAGGATAGCTAATTTCCCACGGCATAGTTTTTCGGACCTCAATAGTCTTTTCTCCGCTCAGAATTTTTTCAAGCCATTGCTTCTTGATGCTGAGAAGAACGGCTTTATTCGAGTTAATTTCAAGGGCTTTATTCATATGTCAACAACCTCCACCTGAAGGAGGGGCTTAAAATCCCGCAGGATTCCAATAATTCTCACTCAATGGATTTTTACAGCACGGTTCCGTCCGTGCGACCAAGTATCTATGAGCTTTCACCGCTGTTGCGGGCGGCATAGCGGGAGTGAGGAAATTGGATTTATGCGGGATATAATCCCAACAATCCAACATTACGTATGTTTATAGCGGCATTGTGGTCGCGGTTATGTGTTGTACCGCAGCCACTGCATGTCCAACTTCTGTCTGCCAGTGTAAGGTCATCTTTTATAAGACCACCATTTCTTAAACTATGTATGCATCACAATGCTGCTTTTTCCAGTACAGGTCATCGATGATATCCGAAAGGTACTGGTTTTGCTTTAAGACGAAAAACGATACCGGATTATGCTTTACGATGAAACCAAGTCCCGTTCGTTCATCGTAAATATCTTTCATGTGGTTCAGCCACTTTGAAAAATTTTTGATATGGGAATTATCTCGAAGTATAAACCTGCCGAACCATTGCTGCTTAATGATTTGTCTTTCCTTTGCTCGCTTTTTGGATTCTTGTTCATTCCATACGATATTGTCAGGTTCGACAATTACATAGGGAATCTTCTGCCTATCCATTTCGTCTATGACGGATTCCGTTTGGCAAACGAAGATAAAATCATATTTTCCTGATTTTGCCTCTTTCATGAAGCTATTTATGTATTCTTTTTCCCATCCGGCAGTTTTTTCATAAGTAGAACTATCACTATCCCGCATTGAATAGCCATATTTGTTTTGGTGATTCGCGAGCCATGTTTTTCCGCAGCCCGCAAATACGCTTACGACCATTGTTCGTCTCATCAATCAGGGCAATTCCTTTCTTTGAAAATAAAATATATTTTGTATGGCAACAAAGACCATAGCGACTATGAAAGCACCACTACGAATAGAGGCGCTCTGGCAGCTAAAAAGAAGCTGCTCACTCCTCCGAAGAGGGTAAAAATCCTTCCCCAAGGTCATAAACGGTTTAATACAGCCACACCTGTCGGCTTTGCCTCAGCTTTACGTGATGTGTTGTCTTAGAGCGTGCAGTTAGGATTAACGCCACACGGTAACTATCTATTCGCTTATAACGGAGTGCTCGAAGCACTTATGGTAGTCAACATATCCTTACGGACACTTCTAAAGTGCAGACTTGCCAGAGCAAGCCTGCGACTTTAGTCGTGGGTTATTGACTTGTTTTTGGAGCGTCACCATTTATGGAACGGGTTCAGAAGTCCGGGACGGTATTCGTTATCGACATACATCTTGATGTCGTTATCGTCCAGGGCATCCAAAATGTTCATCCAGCATTCCGCTTCGACGTGCATCTCGCCGTCCATTTTCAAGGCCCTGTCGCACTGAACTAAGTCTGCGCGAAAAGAATTCACATAGAAGCAATCTTTTGCGGCAGCCGCGAACCTGGTAAAACTGTTCTTGGTATTTGTGGTCATAGTATTCATCCTTTCTGAAATATTTTTGTTTCTAATCAATACATACAAAAAAAGAAGCAGGCCCTCAAAAGAGAGTCTGCTTACTTGTGCATGACAGATTGTTAATTTAATGTTCAATTAGGAGGTAAGTGATGGTATCTGTTATGCAATTATTATTTTAGGCGGTTCGCACATTTGTGCAAGTGGCTTTTTTAGCTTCGTTTGTTTTTTGGCATCGCGTTGGTCCAGCCCTTAGATTTGTGTTTTTCAGGGGCATCATCAATCATGGCAAGGATACCCGCGACTTCAGTCGTGGGAGGATTTGCCCATTCACTTCCTTTCGATTAAATAGTTTGTTGCAGGCTCTAATAGTCGCAGTTTTTTAAATGAAATGCTATTCGTAATGGTTGTACCATCGAATTTTCTTAAAGCGAAATATCCCGATGACCTGCGTCCTGAAATAAAACATTCCTGCTCGTTATAGAGCACCTTGTCCCAGAGGCGAAATCCTTTAACGATATAGGGCGCTTGATTTGCTTTTCGAATTCCACCTTTCAAGATTTTCGCTTTATGGATTTGCCGATTGTGGTGTCGAATTGCCTTCGTGCGGTAACAAACACTGCAAGGTTTAGCTAGTGGATGCTTGCTAATACAACGGGCATCGTTAACATGGCTTTTCTTGATGTCGTTTTGTTCACGTAACAACTTGGTTATATAGCCATATGTGTTTTGTACTGGAATATTAAGTTCGTTGCGTAGGCGTGTCAGTAGTGTGTTACGCATGATACCCATAAAAGCCGCATCGCGAAGCGTTTTACCACGTTTTTTGCCGTCAAGTGTTATCTTCCCTTTATGGAGGTTGTTGTGGCAAGTGGTACACAAAGTGATAAGGTTGCTTGGTGCATTACCGCCCACCTTACGGCTTTCAAGGTGATGTACATGCAGCTTGACGGTTTTCTTTGCGGTGGTATGAGCACCACAGCATTGGCATGTATAGTTATCACGCTTCAAAACATACTGGCGAACATTGTATTCGTCGTACATCTCACCGAGTTGGTAGTCGGTTCCTACCGGCAGAGGCTTTCCGGCAAGCATTGCTTTTAAGCGTTGCGTGTCAAACTCTGCAGTTTCTACTCTTACAAGAGTGATAGGCAAAATTCGACAGATGTGCTTGATAACAGTAATGTGCTCTTGGATTTTTACTTCTACCGAAGGTGCAAGCCAACCCTTATGTTTGCTGTGTACACGGTTATTGAATCTTGGCGCACGGTAACGAGTTTTGCGATTTCGCCTTGAACGGCGGTTCTGTCTGCGCGTAGATAGCAATTCTACTACATCGTTGCGAGGAGTGAACTCCTCACTGTAGAGTTCGCGCTTCTCTGTAGATGCAGACAAGCCAACATGTTTGCTGCCCGCATCTACACCAAGAGTGATAGGCTGTTTGTATCCCGCACTTCCATGCAGGAGTTTGATGGTGAACGGCGTGCGTTTTACAACGCAAGCTTTTTGCTGTTTCAACAAGATGCGAGCCTTTCCGGGTGAGCAAGGCATCAAGGGCTCGCCGCGCTTGTTAAGTACATACGCATATTGCATGATGCTATGCTCCTTTCGATAAAATTGCAGCTAAAAGGAAGCTGCTCACTCCTCCGAAGAGGGTAAAAATCCTTCCCCAAGGTCATAAGCGGTTTGATACAACCACACCTGTCGGCTTTGCCTCAGCTTTACGTGATGTGTTGTCTTAGAGCGTGCAGTTAGGATTAACGCCGCACGGTAACTATCTATTCGCTTATAACGGAGTGCTCGAAGCACTTAGGGTAGTCAACATATCCTTTCGGACACTTCTAAAGCGTAGACTCGCTGATGCAAGCCCGCGACTTTAGTCGTGGGTTATTGACGACAAAATCCCTATATGGCAGCCGCATCATAATATCGGAATAAATCGGTGCGTCCTCAGTCTCTGCCAATGTTCTGAGAAATTCCGAAGCGAAATTGTACACGGTTTTTGCTGCACGCCAATAGTTTGCGACGTATGCCATCGAAAATTGTGCGGCAAGTTCCCCATCCATCGCATCGGCGGCAATCTGACCGTTTTGGATAAGGCGGTGCCCAAGCGGAATAAATTCTTTCACATAATAGTCATAGCCCTTATCCAGCAGCTTGTTGGCCCCAGAATTCAAAAGAAACTGACTGCTCTGCTCGGCATACCAAAGAGCGCTGTTCACAATGATATTGTCCACAATGACACCTCACTGCCAATACAGTTTTATTGTTCCGTTAACAAAAAGAATCTGGCTGTACTCCTCGCCGTCAAGGACAATGCAGCGGTCCTCTCCGTGTTTGTGAGCGCCGGTACAATACACAGTTTTGTTATTGATAGCCGGGATGGACGGTGCCTTTGCCAAAACCAGCTGACCGCGCATTGCGCAGATATCTAAGAAAGAAATGATGTGGTCGCCCACCCCGGAAAACCTCCAATCTTGTTCACAGTGCTTTGATTTGGAAAGAACCATCGACATGCGGCAGCGGCTCTTTTGTCACTTTCAGAACGGAGCTATCTCGTTTCTCTGTCGCATATCGAATGGTTTTAAGAATCTCGTATGCCAGTTTGCTGTTGTAGGCAAGTCCTGAATTTGAAATACCAAAGTTCCCATTCCAACCAAGCCTTATCTTTTTGAGCTGTGGAATCAGAAGGTCACGGGCTTCGAGGACCCCCACCCCATTCCAGCGTGCATCATGATACGCCTGGAAGTGCTGCTCATCGTTACCAGAAATATCGAGGGCTTCATAAATGACGCCAAATTGCCCCATCAAAATACGTGAGTATGTATCCAGTGCATCAGCAACTACTTTCCAGGAAAGAGTATCCAAGCCAATGCTGTACTTATACGGAGCATCCTTTTCCGGCAGTTCTCGTGCATGATGCAGTATATCTTCCAGAATATCGCTGCACTTGTTAGATAAACTTTTGACAGGTGCCGTTACGTTCACAGCTGTCAGAGCAGCGCAAGCACTTGCAATGTCTGCTTCGCTTGCTCCATAAGCCTCTCCAACCTCTTTGCAGATAGAGGAAAAATCGTTGCTATAAAACGCTATCATGATGGCAAGAGCGTGCAGGATGAAAGAGTACTGCTTGCTCGTGAAATCAATGTACATACGGTAAAAATCCTTTCATTTTCTACACTTTAATTATACCGCGGTTCGCAATTTCTCACAACGGAAAGCGCTAAATGGTAACAGTTTATACATATTTTTACAAGCAAAAAAGCCGCCTCCTTATGGA